ATCATCATCTCTTTATAATACTACCAGACTTCCTTGAACATCTACAGTTCCTTGTATATCTAAAGGACCAGCAGCAACAGTTCCTTCTGTTGAAGCTATTGTAAATGTTTCATTTGAATCCATTGTTAATTGATGTGTAAAAAATCCACCTCTAGCTGACATAGAAACATTGTTATCTATTGTTAATCTTTCTTGACCAGCAGTATCTACTCTAATAATGTCTTCATCTGCCGATTCTTCTACTTGTATTAAAGTATCAGCATCTGCGTCTGAAACTGAGTTAGAACTAATTCCGCTAAGTGCTGTATCTACATAAGCAGTTGTAGCTACTTTAGTAGAGTTATCGTTAGCAGTTTGTGTAGCTACAGTTACCCCAGCACTTGTAGCATTCAATACATTTGTACCACCAGCAGTAAATCTTATAGTGTCATCATCAGTAGTTTGCTCTAATTCTATTTTTGTATCAGTATCATTATCGCTAAATACTGTTACAGAAGTTTGTGTAGCACCAAGGTCTATATTGTCTGTAGTTCCATCATAAGCAGTAAATGGTATTGCTCCAGCTACTGAAATATTTGATAAAGTGATTGGGTCTGAAGTAGCACCAGAAAGAATAACAGGTAAACTACCACCACCTGCTCCTCCAGAAGATTCAAATGTTATTGTATCTGTACCAGCATCTGTGGTAATTGTCATTCCTGTACCAGCAGTAAAAGTTAAAGTATCTGTAGCTCCATCTGCTACTACATCTGATTGTCCAGATACAGAAATTGTTTTAAATGTTTCAGTAACTGTTCCACCAGATTCATTAGAAGGAACAAAATTACTTCCGTCCCATTTTAATATTTGACCAGTACTTGGAGCAGAAGTAGTTGTATCTACATCACTTAAATCATCTATACTAGCTAAAGCTATTCTTGCATCTGCTCTTGTATCTGTATAGTAAAGATTAGTTAAACCTTCTGTAATATCGTCTGTATCGTGATTTGAAACATCACTTACTGTTCCTGTTACATTACCAACTAAGTTTGCTGTAATTGATGAAGGTAATCCTATAGTTAAAGAATCTCCACTAACTAATACTTCTACTTCGTTAGTTGTTCCACTAAATGTTAAAGTATCAGAATCAATAATTGTTGAAGTATTTGAGCCATCAGATATTGTAAAGCTAGACATTGAACCAGCACCAGCACCTGCTAATAAGTTAGCTACAGTCATTTTCTTTAGACCAGAAGCAGAGTTATCGTATATTAAAACTAAATCATTTGTTTCATCTATTGTTGTTTCAGCAGTTTGTCCTGTTATTACAGTTGCATCTACTGATATAGCACCAGTTGTATATGTAATACCATTACCACCAGATAAATGTGTATCTATTCTTCCAGTTGTAAAGTATAAGTTTGTAGCACCTTCAGTTAAATCGTCTGTATCTTTTAATGCGAAGTCTGTATTAAAATATGTTGAAAAGTCAGCAATAGCTAACTTAGTAGCAATACTGTTTGTTATTGTAGTTGAAAAGTTTGCATCATCACCAAGAGCAGCAGCTAATTCGTTTAAAGTATCTAATGTTGCTGGAGCAGAATCGACTAAACTAGCTATTTCAGTATCTACATAAGACTGTGTTGCATAACTATTAGTTGTTAAATATGAACTTACTCTCGCATCTGTATAGTAAAGGTTAGTACCTTCGGTTAAATCTGTTGTTGATTTACCACTAAAAGCAGTATCAAATCTAGCCGTTGTGTAATAAAGATTTGTTCCTTCAGTTAAATTAGTTGTAGTTTTTCCAGAAAAATCTGTATCAAACCGAGTGCTTGTGTAATAAAGATTTGTTCCCTCAGCAACATCATCTGTATCTATTGTGATATTTACCCAATTAGCTCCGTTATATTGTAAAAATTGACTTGTAGTTAAAGTTGTTATAGAAACATCATTCATTTCAGATAGTTCATTTTCAGCAGCTACAGCACTATCAACATATGATTGTGTAGCGTAACTATTTGTTGTTAAATAACTACTTACTCTTGTATCTGTATAATAAAGATTGGTAGAACCTTCTGTTAAGTCGTCAGTATCTTTAGCAGTAAAAGCTGTATCAAATCTAGCTTGTGTATAGAATAAATTTGTTCCTTCTGTTATATCATCTGTATCTGGAACTACATTTACCCAAGCTGTTCCATTGTATTGTAAGAATTCTCCAGTAGCTAAAGATGTCAAAGTGACATCATTCATTTCGCTTATTTCATTTTCTGTTGCCACTGCATTATCTACATAGGTTTGTGTAGCATAGCTGTTAGTTGTTAAATAAGAACCAACTCTTGCATCTGTATAATAAAGATTTGTTGCTCCTTCAGTTAAGTCATCTGTATCTTTTCCTGAAAAAGCTGTATCAAACCTTGCAGTTGTATAATAAAGGTTTGTACCTTCTGTTAAGTCGGTAGTTGTTTTACCACTAAAATCTGTATCAAATCTTGTTGAAGTGTAATATAAATTAGTAGCACCTTCTGATAAATCATCAGTATCTTTTAAAGCGAAATCTGTATCAAAATATGTAGAGAAATCTGTTATTGCTAATTTAGTTGCAATGCTATTTGTAATAGTTGTAGAGAAGTTAGCGTCATCTCCTAACGCAGCTGCTAATTCATTAAGTGTATCTAAAGTAGCTGGTGCTGAATCAACTAAGTTTGCAATTTCTGTATCTACATAAGTTTGAGTTGCGTAACTGTTTGTAGTTAAATATGAACTAACTCTAGTGTCAGTATAATAAAGATTAGTTAATCCTTCTGTTAAATCATCTGTGTCTTTAGTAGAGAACTGTGTATCAAACCTAGCATTTGTAAAATATAAATTAGTTGTTCCTTCGCTAATATCATCTGTATCAAAAACAATATCGGCAGAACCATCAAAAGCTACACCATTAATATATCTTTCTGTTTCTAATTCAGCAGCTTTATATGCTATAAATCCTATGTCAGTAGCATCAATATTATTAGCTAATTCATTTACAGTTATTTCACTTAATGTAGATAAACCACCTAAGCCTAAATTTGTTCTAGCATCAGCAGCACTATCAGCTCCAGTACCACCATGTATAATTGGAACTACGTGTCTATTAGTTACTGTATCTTCAAACTCAACAAACGTAGTAGGATTACCGTCACCATCATAAGTAACTGATATTGGTTTCTTTTCTATTATTGTTGGCATATTATACTAACATCTCCTCAGCATCTAGGTTATATGAATTTCCACTACTATCAAGTAAAGAAACTTGTAAAGTAGAACCATCAGACTTAGCAGAAGGAAAGAAACTTAAATCAGTTCCATCTGAATCTATAAAATCCCATACTTGTATTTCTCTTGCATAACTTCCATCATTAATAAAATAAGGTTCGGCTTCTATTTTATCTGTTGTTCCATTTGATTGTGTAAAAGGTAATCCTTTCCATCCTGGTCGCCAAGTATCAGTATCAACAATACTTCCGCCACCAGTTGAAGCAATAGTTAAAGTTTTATTGATAGCATCTGCTGTTAAAGTAATATTACTTCCAGCAATAAACTCTAAAGTATCTGAAGTGCTATCAGAAACAATATCAGTTCCACCTACAGTTATTGTATTGAATGAATTAGGTAATGTTTGTGGATTAGACCAACTGATATTTCCATATCCATCTGTTTTTAAAACTTGATTTGCTGTACCTGTATTACCATTAATTTTTAATTTAGCTGAAAGAATATCAACCATACCATCTGTTTGTATTTTGATAGCAGGAACACCATAAGCAGCTAAGTAAACAGGATGTTCTTGTGTTGTACCAAGAGTTAAAGATTGATTAGAAAGAACAGACATACCGTCCAAATACAAGAAAGCATTTGAACCAGTTACACCAGCAGATTCTACGTGTACAGTAGCATTTCCTACTTGTATTCCAGATACACCATCTTCAAAAGTCCAAGCATCAGAACCACTTGGATTAGTTAATAATTGAACAGAAGTATTTTGATGTGTAGTTAAACTCATGATTCTAATGCCTCAACTCTAGCGGTTAATTCTTGAATAGCATTTATTAATATATATATCAATGGTCTTTCAGCATAGCTTTTAGTATTTTGTACAAATTCACCATCAACCATTATTCCTAATTCTTCTTCTGTTTCATTTCCTTCTTTATCAGTAACTATATGAGTATTAGGAGCAGTATCAACTAACTCTGGCATAACTTCTTCTAGTTCTTGTGCTAATAATCCATATTGAACTTCTGTATTTTCTGGGAATGGTCTTACATCATCTTTCCAATCATATGTTATTGGTCTTAATTGATTTATTTCATTTAATCCATATCCTAAATCTGTAATATTTTCTTTTAATCTCTCATCTGAATATGGAGTGTAAATTGTATAAGAACCGCCAGAAGAATTAAATCCATATAAATATGCACCAGAACCAGCACCAACAACTCTAATACCTAAAGAGCTAAAGTTTCTATAAAGATTAACTGTTCCACCATTACCTCTAAAGTCATCTCCAGATGTCCAACCGTCTGCATCCATGTGTGTAGAAACATCAATTCTTGTAGCGTTTAACTGACCTACTTGTGTTAAAGTATTACCAGCTAAGCTAACTGTGCCATTAACACCTAAACCACCAGTACCAACATTTAAGGCATCTAAAGAACCTGTTCCTGTTAATGTACCTGCATCAACAGTAGTACCCGTTATAGTTCCGCCAGATATTCTATCTGCCGACATAGTACCAGTAGTTATATCGTTAGCACTAACAGAAAAAGCAGTAACTTTACTAAAAGATACAGATTGTATTTTGCTATCAGTTACAGCATTATTTGCTATCTTAGCTTCAACAACTGCATTAGCAGCTATCTTCGCAGCTTCTACTGCGTTACTAGCTATCTTTGCTGCGTCTATTGCACTATTTTGAATTTTAGCATTACTAACAGCACTATTAGCTATCATACTTTCGACAATACTTATTGAATCAGCACTTAATTTATTAAAATCTAAAGAGCCAGCAGATATTCTATCTGCACTTAATGTTCCACCAGTTATATTATCTGCTGATAAATTAGAAACAGTAATAACACTTGCATCTATTGTTCCAGCAGTTATTTTATCTGCTGATAAAGAATTTATCTTAGCATTTGTTACTTGTGCGTCACCAATCTTAGCAGTTGTTATTTGAGCGTCACCAATATGAGCAGTTGCAATAGCAGCAGTAGCTATATGTTGTGAATCTACTAATTCAGCACTAGCACTTTGTTCTGTACTAGGAACACTTTCGTTACCACTTCTATCTACCGCAGTAAATCTAAAATAACTTACATCAGTTGAATCTAAAGATATAACACCTTGAACAGGAATTTGAGAAAATATATTTGCATAAGTAACAGGTATTTCTCCTAACTTACTATCACTATTAACAGTAAAACCAGAAGTTGTCGAACCATAAACATTTAATCGTTCTATATCTCTTTCTAATGTGTAATCATTTAATTCGCCTTGCTTACCTAAACTATGTGTAATTAAAACTCTTAATGGAGAAGTAGCAATAGTATCTGCTTGTTTAGGTTGAGATGGAGCAGTTGTATCTGGAGGAATAGCTACAGTTATATTTGTACTATAAGTACTTTCATAACCTTTTGTATCTACCGCAGTTACACCAATATGATATGAAGTTCCTGTGATTAATCCGTATATTGTTACATCTGTATCGTTCCATTCAGTAGCAACATATTGATAACCAGTAGAACTTGTTGGTTTATATCTAATTCTATATTGGTAACCATCTGTCATAACAGTACCATCTGTATTATTTGGTTCGTCCCAAGTTACAGCAATAGCACCTTCTGTAATACCTTCGTTATTTAGATATGTAGATACAGTTCCAGCTACGCTTCCTGGTGTATCTGGTACTGAACCTAAATCTGCATATTTATCTTGAATTAATCTTCCAGAATATTTTAAATCATCAATTAAACTTCTTGGACTTTCTCCAACTTCAATAGTTGCTTCGCCAGTATCATATTCAACATATCCACTTAAATCTGTATAATTTCCATCTTTATCTCTGTGATAAACACCAGCACCAGCAGAGATTGGAAATGTAATTCCGAGCACACGAATTGAAACAGGATGGATGGTTTGTCCACGATATTCAACTTCGTTTGTTTCATCAACAAAATCAATATCAGGGTCATAAACATAAACATAATCTCCAGTATTATATTCCCCATTAATATCGTATATTTCTGTAACTAATCTAATAGTTTGTTTTGTTCTGTTAAATTCATCTAATGTAGCTGTAGCTCTAACATCTTTTTGATTGTATGGAATATTTGCTTCAGATACTAAAGCAGTTCTTTTTAATTCATTACCAAATAAATCTTTATATGGTATAGATGATTGTGTAGCTAAACCTTCTGTTACACTAAATCCAGCATCTTCTCCTAATAATCTAACTTCTGAAACATAATCTTCCGCATTAAATTCAGACTTTAATTGTGATATTTGAACACCAGTTATATTTGGGTCATCACCACCTTGATTTCTAACAATTACTGTAGTTGGTGTTGTAGTAAATAAATTAGAAGCACTACCAACATCAATTTCACCATTTGGTTTTATTTTGTATTCAGCATCAGTAACAACACATATTTGTTCTAATGCTGTTTTTGCATTTGTATAAATAAATCTACCAGTAAAGTTAGTTCCTGTTTCAGTTACTGTTCCTTTAATTAAACCACCAGTATTACCAGCATCATCTCTTAAAATACCATAAGGAACAGTATTGCTATCTAAAGCAGTAGCAATAGAAACATTATTAAAAGACCTAGTTGGTGTATTTATCATACGACCACGATTATCTTTATCTCCTAGCCATACACCTAAACCTTTTCCAACTAATGTCATAGTGCTACCATCAGTTTCTTTTCTTAAAATAACACCTGTGTATCTAGCACTTGATAAAATAGTATTATCATCAAATTGGTCTGGAGATAAAGGTTGTGGTGTAACAATGATATGTGACCAACCAGCTAACTTATTCAATACAGAAGTAGGCGTAGTAGTTACATTTAATCTTAGGTCAAAACGACCATCTCCCATTAATTTTTCTGTTACGCTCATGGCTTAACTGGTTTAACTATCTCGTATACACTATCTAAATATTGGCTATATACATTTGCAGCAGTATCAAAAGAATTTGCACTACTACCGTCTAAAACATAACCAACCATAATTCTAAATTTATCAGATGAAGTTCTAGTCATACCACCATTAGTTTCGTCAAAAGTAACTGTATTTGCAGAACCTAATAAATATCTAGTTGTACTTACATCTGATTCTATATATTTTTCATCTACTTCTGCTGTACCAGCTTCTGGTGTAGTCAAACTTATTTTCATATTTGCAGAAGTCCATTGTGTTAATAATATTGTTGCGTGATGTGCACCTCTACGAAGTGAGAAATCAGCAGTTAATACTCCGCTACCATTTGCGTTGTAATGACTTGTTAATCTAACAACTACTTGTTCTGGAGAATTTCTTAATACTGATAATGTTTTCCAACCCCTAAATTCAGCTAAGGAAGAACCACTTTCTATTTTATATTCTTTGGAAGTACCAAAAGCAGAACCACTATAAATACTTGTAGTAAATCTGCTTTCACTAGCTCCTTCTCCAAAATCAAGTTTAATTATTCCATTAGTGATATAGCTATTTGTGATTGGTGATTGAACAAATAAAGAAGTTCTCACTTTATTACCAATAACAACCTTCGCACTTCCTTTATAAAAATCCCCTTGGTCTGCTGACCAAAATGCAGAACCAGCTTTTAAAGTTGAACCGTATCGAATATATTGTGTTCCTGCATCTGTAGTTCTAGTTACTGTGCTAAAAGATTGTTCAGCATCATAATTGTAATGCCCAACAGGTAAACCATGCCATTGTCCATTACTTGTAGAACTTATACCAAAGTTATTATCTAAGATTGCACCAGAAAACCTTGATTCGAATTTAACATTATTTGCATCACCTAATTGATTTACAGTAATACGATAACCAAATCCACCAAAACTAATTTTTTGCATAGAAATACTTGCATTTATTATCTGACAATATCCATTTAATGTATCATCACCAGTATAAGAAAAAGGAACTGTTTCTCCCATAGAAGCTAAACCAGTTAGTTCATCTCTAAGATATTTCATATCTGCTATATCAGAATTATTTAATCTACCTGAGAAAGATAAGAAACCACTTTCATCAATAGATAATGTAGCAGGTGATGTTATTGTTAATCTTCCTATTGTTAAACTCATCTACTTAACAATCCTCCTCTACCTTCTTCTTCTAGCTTAACTAATTCACGTCTAATATTTTCTGCAATATTTCTAGCAACTATTGTATCAGTTGGGAAACCAGTTACATTAACAGTTACATTAGCACCACCTAAGCTCATACCTGAGTTTTCAATAGGTGTAATTTTTGTACCACTACCAGTTGATTGAATTAATTCCATACCACGCTCACCAACTACACCCATACCGCCTGTTGGTAAGAAGCCACCTTTTTTATATCCTAAGATTTGACCTGGTTTAATTAAGTTTGGATTACCACCAATAATGTTTTTGTTCTTGTCATATAAATCTTGCCAACTAATTCCTAAAGCATTAGCAATACTTCCTAGTGTATCTCCAGCTTTAACAGTATATGAACCACCAGTCATAGCTCCTGTAGAACTTAAAGAATTTAAAGTTGTATATTTAGATATCAAACCATCAACCTGAGTAGTAGCTATACCAGCAGAAGTAGCTATTGAAGTAAAGAAAGCAACTTGTTGTGCTGTTAAATTAGGAAGGCTTTGAGATATTGTCATTAAGTCAGCTTCTGCGTTAGCTAATCGCAATGTAGCTTGTGCTTGATTATCTACAGCTTCAGCTATTTCGTTTGGTAAATCTTTTTCTCTTTTTTGTAAATCAGTTAATTGTTGTTCAGCATCTAATAATTCTCTAGTAGGAGCATCAGCGTCTTTAACTGCTTGTGCTAATTCTTCTTCGGCAACAGCTAATTCTAAAGTAGCATCTTGACCTTCTTCAACTGCTTTAGCTAAGAAATCTCTTTTTCTAGTTAAATCTCTAATTCTTAATTGTTCAGCAGCAGTTCTTTGAGCATCTCTTTCTCTTAACTCATCAACTCGTTTTTGAGCATCTGCTAAATTATTAGTAATATTAGCTTGTTCATCTAATAGTCTATTTAAGTTAGCAGTGGCTGAAACTAATCCTCTATTAGCAGATAGTTTAGATAATCTAGCTGATATAAAATCAACAACATCTACGAAGCCTTGCATTTGTTCATCAAATTCAGAAACAAAATCTCCAGCTAAATTTTTAGTAATCTTATCAATCTCACCTTTAACATCAGAATTAACAAAAACTCTATTGTAGAATGTCATTAAATCATCTTTAGTCATGTTTATGTTTTTGTCATCTAATAATTGTTTAGCAAAATTCAATGGTATATTTTCAGCAGTAAAGAATTGTGCGTCAGTACCAAATTGACTTAATATATTTTTTTGCATACCAGAGTTGAATGCAGAACCTATCTCTCCACCAGCTTCTTCAAATTCTTTTTCTATTTCAGAAAATACAGGAGGTAATGCACTACCAAATACTTCTAAGAAAAATTTAGGATTATTTTCAGCAATAAGCATTTCAATAAATCTACCCATACCATCAGGGTCAGCTAATATTTCTTCAATTAGTTTTGTTGTTCCAGTTCCTTCTTTTCTAAATACATCAACTAATCCTGCTAAACCAGCTTCGGCTAATCCTGTTAATGCTGCTTCAAAATCAGTTTGCCTTTGTAACTTAACAACTATTTGTGCAATAAACTCATCTATGCTGGTATCAATATCTTCTGGTATATCTGAGAAAGCATTAAACCCATCACGTAATCCGTCTTTGATACTTGTATTGAAATAATCTAAAGCAGATTTAATTGCTCCAGTTCCTTCTTCAATACCTTCACCTGTTTTAGTACCAACATCAATTCCTAATTGTCGTAATGCTTCGACTTCAGCTTCTAACAAAGGTTCGTTTTCTTCTATTGTTTCTATAATGCCTAATAGAAGACGAGCTGTGTCTGCTTTAGCTCTATTACCAGCATCTCTCATAGCAGCAGTTCCGCCTAATCTAGTTAGTGCGTCATTAAAATCATCTATACTACTAACGCCATTTATTAAACCAGCTTTACTTTCATCTATTTCTTTTAGTAAATCTGCTATTTGTGTTTTAATCTTAAAAGCATCACCAGAATTTGCACCATTTTTAATAGCTTCAAATAAGGTATTAATATCAACACCTGCATCGTTTAATAGTTTAAGTTTTTCTCTAGGATTATCTCCTAACATTTGTTCTAATAAATTAAGTTTTTGTTCTGGAGTTAATTCAGACATATTAGCTCTAAGTTCTGCAACTGCATCTATAAAGTTAGCAGTTTCCATTTGACCTTGTATTATCTTTGCAACAATTAATCCAATTACACCTAAAGCAACTGAGAAAGAAGCAGCTAAAGTTTTAACACTTGCTGATAAACCAAGAACAGAAACAGAAGTTGCTTGCATTGTTGTTTTTAAAACAGCGAAAGCAGCTTTATAAGACATTACACCTATAACGCCTGAAACTAATAATAAACCTAAATTTCTAACTAAAAATATTGTCATTTTAATTGCAATACTTCCTTGATTATAAGCATTCGTTAAACCTGCTACTGCTTGTGCTACTGATTTAACTGCTGGTAAAAATGCTTCACCCAAACTAATTTTTAAATCATTAATAGCATTATCCATCAAAATTAATTGAGAAGTTGTTGTTTCTACTCTCTTTTGAAACTCTATCTCTAACGCATTACCAGTATCTTCAATACCCTCTTGGGCTCTTGCTAAATCGAGAGCTTTAAAAAATTCAGGAGCTGCTTGTGATGACCTTAAAAGAACATCTCTAACACGAACTGCATTTAAACCAAGTTTTTCCATAACAGCAAATACATCTTCACCATCTTCTTTCATTTGGTTTAATCCATTTAAGAAAGCAGCTACAGCTAAAGCAGCATCTTCTTCAAATGCTTTTCTAAAATCTGCTGTTGTCATTCCAGCAACTCTAGCTAGTGTATTTAATTGTTCACCACCAGTTCTAGTTGCTTGTTGAACTGCTACCAAGAAACGACTTAATGCAGTACCACCAAGTTCAGCTCTAACACCAACTTGTGAAATAGCAGCAGACATAGCAAAGATATCAGGAACAGACATACCTACTACACGACCAGTACCTACTATTCTTAATGCTAGGTTTGTCATCATATCTTCAGTGGTAGCAAAGTTGTTACCTAGTTCAACGATAACTCCACCTAGCATTTTGAATTGGCTTTCAGGTAGTTGTGCGATTGAGGCTAATCTGGCTAAAGCAAAAGCAGCACCTTCAGATGACATAGTTGTAGTTGCAGCCAATTTAGCTACTGTTTCTGTGAAATCAATTAATCCAGATTTACTGATACCTAGCTGACCAGCAACTTCACCTATTCTGTTTATCTCCTCTACTGCTATTGGTAATTCTTTTGATAAATCTCTAATACGCTCTGCTAAAATTTGAAACTCACCTTCAGTAGCATCTACAGTTTTTCTAACACCAGTAAAGCTATCTTCGAAGGCTCTAGCTGAAGTAACAACATCTGCGAAGTTTCTTGATATTGCTCTTACACCTAAACCAGCTATAAATGCAGCAGAAAATTGTCCACCTAATGTACGAGCAAACTGCACCACCATTGGTGCTTGTCCACGCATACCTGTTCTAAACTGTGTACCGAAACCAGCGAAACTTGGAAATATTTGTAATAGACCTGTTAAGCCAGACTTACCTATGTTTTCTGCCATAACCTAATTACACAGGATAAATAAATAAAATCAAGATAAGGATTGTTCTAAAATATACTTTCCTAATGGTGGATAAACACAGTTTCTTAATATCTGTCTTTTATCTTTTAATTTGGTATTGGCAATATAAATTTTATGATAGTTTTCTAAATCTGAAATTTTATTAGACCATCTAATTTTGACTTCAGGAAAATCTTGTGGTTGTAATTCAAAGTTAGACCAAAATAAATGTCTTGATAATTTAGTAGCTTCTATTAGTGGTTGATAATAAGGAACAACATTTTCTACTAACCATTTTCCTTTAAAGTGATGTTTGAGAAATATTATTTCTTGATATAAAGTCATATCAGGATATACAGGTTCAGCACCTTTTTTTAATCCAACCATTTGTCTAATTTTACTATGAGTAGGACATGGTGGACTTGACCATATAAAATCGTATTCATCAAAATGTTTTAATAAATAAGCGTGTGCATCTGCAACTATAACTCTATCTTGTGGATAAAAACTTTTATATACTTTGGCTATATCTTCTTTATATTCTACAGCAGTAATATCGTGTTCATTTGACCATAACTTTCTATTACCACCAATTCCAGAATATAGATTTAATATTTTCATACTTTGTATAAAGTATATTTTAAAGTCAATTCTGATAGACCTTTAATATCTTCTAAAGTATGTAAGTACCACCATCTACCAACTTTTACTATTTCACAATTTGGTTTGTCTGAATGATTAACAAAACCACCTAAAGGTGTTCTAACAATTTCTCCTGTTTCTAAATCTACAATATGTGATATGCCTAAAGTTTCTCCTTTAGGTATATCAGATAAAGTAAATAAACCTAGCCCTTCTATCTTGCTAGGCATAATAGTTAAGTTATCAGGTAGTGGTTTATATTTTGTCATTTTTAATTAACCACCATGCTAGCCAATTAAGTGCTAGAAAAGACAAAACCACTATTAGTTCATCCATATTGTTCCTCCTTCCATAATTTATGCCACTTAGATTCATTCTCCCAACAGTTTTGGCTTGATGACCAATCTCTCCATTGAGTTTTTCCATATACTTCCTCTGCTAATATAGAACTTGCTTTGATATTCCAATAAGCAGTTTTCTGTGCCTGAGCCATTTTAAAACCTACATTTGTTTTTGATACTTCTTGTTTTGTATAAGGTCTGCCCTGATACATTACTACCCAAGTATTCCAGTAAGGTACATATCCCATTTCAGCTAACCAATTCCATGTCCACGGCACAAACTGCATGACACCTGTATCGTTGTTTCCTTCAGCCGTTCTTACTACTTTATGATTTCCTCTACTTTCACACCAACCAATACGAATAGCAGTACTAATATTTTCTTCTTCAAAAAATTCATAATATAGTTCAGCGTGTTGTTGCATAACTTCTGGAACAGTATCGTTACACTTCATATACATATCGATAATATGACTTTCATCCATTGAAGGAGAAAGCGTAGCTAAAAATATAATACAACTTGCTATCATAGATTTAATTTTACATACGATATTCGTCTAGTGGTATCGCTTTTTCAGGTTTTCTTGGTTTTAATCCAAGACTTTGTCTTAACTTATCTTTAGCCCATTGATTTGGAGTTTGTGCTGCGGATTGTTTTTTCTCGTTTTCGTTCTCGGTTTTTTGATAAAGTATTCTAAAAAAAACACTTTCAGGTGGTAAAGCAAATAAAAGCCTACGAAATTTAGTCCATGGAAGTTTTAACGGACTATCAATGTTGTAAAAATTTAAAAAATCAGATTCGATATAAGCCCAAAATAGTAGAACATCATTGAAAGTCCAAGCTATTTTGGGTTATCACCCGATTCCTTATCTGTAATAACTTTTTCTAATGTTTCGTCTAAATCCATTTCAGGTGCAATACCATATTGTTGTAACAACCATGTAGCTAAATCATTTATTTGTTCCCAAGTTGCTCCAGATTCAACAATACTTTTTAAGTTTTGTTCACCTATTAATACTTCTAACCATTGAGGAATTTGGTTAGGCTCAATCATTGTATCTTCTGCAAAAAATTCCATCTGCTTTAATACAGCTTTTGCAGATATTTGAGCTGGTAATGAATACGAAATACCTTTGATGACAAAGACAATATCAGGTAAATCTAGTTCTTCTACTGCCTCATCAAAGTCTTTAAATTTAATTGGTTTGTCTGACATAACCTCCACTTACTCCTGTTCTGTTCAGTTACTATTTATTCTAAGCTGTTTCGTCTACAATCTTGAATATGTCTGTACCGTTTGCACTATCACTAGCTGGTACTAACAATCTAAATTGAGCTGCTACAAGTGTTTTACTAGGTGCTTTTTGGTGTGCCATTTGGATTGCTCCAACTGATACTGCCCTTGGTATTTGAACTTCTCTAACATAATCGTCAGAAGCTCCACCACCGCCACCTGGTGCTTGTACCCTTAGCATGATAGACCACTCTGTGAAACCCGCAGTTGTTGGAGGAACAAAAGTCTTTAGATTGTTTACCGTATCTGTTGTTATTGTTCCGCCAGACATTGCATATTTGAGATTCTCCAATGTGGCTTGTGCTAATTCACCGCTTAGATTTATGGTTTGAGCTGTTTTATATATGTCGATTGGGTCGATTTCCTCTGCAACCATAATATCTTCGAATGTTCGGTCAATCTCAAATGTCCAACCGTCTTCTGAATATCCCACATGTACCCAGTCTGATGCTGGGGTTGTGGATGGGTCTGAAGGGAAAGCAGTACCTTTAGCAGCGACATATAAATCGCCAGTACCAATCAAAACATCATCAACGCTTTGTGCCATTGTCTAGCTCCTTCTTTCTACCTTGCCTTATTCTTCTTCGTCAGAAAAATAATCTTCTACTTCAATTAGGGGTTTACCATCACATATTACAAGTAAAGCAACCCCACTACTTTTTTTATTTTGAATAAGTTGCCAATCTTTCTCAGAAAGTTCAGCACTATCCCCTTTTTTTAATAGTGAACCATCAGGTAAAACAACCTGGTCTGTGTTCACTTCTGGGTTTATTTCTACTTGTAATTTAACTGTCATTTAAACTCCTGTAGGTCATTGTAGCATCAAAATTATAACGTGCTAGTCCGATACCTTCTTCATCTATTCTTCTTACATTACTTGTTACTGTAAATCCATATATAACACCAGTTACTCCACCATCAGAAGTGTAAGAATTAGTTTTTTGTGCAAATGCTTCTTGCATAACTGTATTAGCAACACTAAAAGCTGTTCCATAATCAGGTTTATTTTTTGTATTATCTCCACCCCAATTACCTGCATACGCATCAAATTGAAAATCTGCTCTACCAATTAATGCTTCAGAATCATCTACAGAACCGCCTAATAAAGTTACAACAAGAAATGGTAATGTTGGTTCAATAGGTAAATTAGTAGCAACTCTTGTACTAATTAAATCTGTTATTGAAGTTTTAGATAATGCCCATGTTCTTACTAAGATTTCTGAATCTGGTAATGAAGTAACCATTAGAAAACACCTTTTTTACTTTTCTGTATCAAACTAGCTAAACCTTTTCTAATATATCCTGAAGCTCTTTGACCATTAATAATTCCATATTTCCAATTAGCTGGATTTCCAACAGGTTTTTTTATTTCTGTAAACAAACCACGTAAGCCAGTTCCATATTCTACGAAAGCCCAATAAGGAGCTAAATCAGCTCTTTTATTTTTAGGATTAGACGCACCAATAGAAATACCAGCAACATACTTAGGTTTAATTCTTTGACCTTGGTCATAAATAGTTCCTACATCTTGTTGTGGGTCTAAAGGTAAAATAGAATCTCTTAATTTACCAGTATCAACAGGTACAAATCTTCGAACTTCTCTAGCTAATGTATTACTTAATTTTCTTAGAAATGCTTGATACTGAAGTGTATTTTCGAGAGCTGTTAATAAAGTCGGTTCGTCTATCTGAACACTAAATCCACCATCAAATCTATAAGTTTTCATAATGTTGTTGCCCTTTGCATTTCTACTCTTTTGTGATGATTAGAACCATCAAAATCTCTTATTAAACGAACTGAATCAACTTCATAATATTTTCCATCATAAATAATTCTATCAAATTCATCTACATCAACGCTTGGGTCTACGACAGCTAAATATCTTTCTAAATTTAAGTTTCTTGTTTTATCTTCATCATCACGAACTTCACGAATATAAGTTTTAACACCAGATTCGGTTGTAGACCAAGTAGAATTGGAATTACCTCTATCATCAACACTAGAACCAGAAGATTTTTGTATGTCAATAGTTTGTTTTAAAACAGCTTTAATTGCTCTATCCATTGCCATATTTTACCTCTGACCTGGGTCGTATAATTCTCCTCGCCTTCCTTCTCCTTCAGGATGGTCGTGCATTTCTAATTCAAAATTAGGTTGTACTAAACTACTATTTTCTTTGTAAGAATAAGCATCTCTTTGGTCTTTATCAATAGAAGCAGCAAATGGTTTTGCAGGTTTTATTCTCATAGCCATAGTTCTTAATGTATTAGCCATATTAAGATAATTTTCAAATCTTTGCCTTTTAGCGATTGACATACCTTCTAATGTTGTAGATACATCTCTTGCAAATTTACCTGCTATTGTTTCACAACATTGTGAAGCAGAATAATAAACATTAGGTTGTTGAGTAATTACGTAATCTATTTCTTCGTCTGATAATAATTGGTCGTTTGTATCTGTATCGCCTATAAGAAGTCTGACTTTATCTCTGTCAGTCGATACGTCTGAATTATATGTCCAAGTCATCTTCGCCTACTTCTGGCTCAGATACTTGCTCCCATGCTTCATTTACATCAGGAGTTGATGGGTCATCTGCTTTGAAAGTACCATCATTATTTTTTGCCCTTTTTTTAGCCTTTGGCTTCGGCTTTTCCTCTACTACTGGTTCTTCAATTTCTTCTACAATAATTTCTCCAGCTGAGATAAGTGCTGGTAGATTAACAAATTCTTGAACGATATCAGCAGGAAGTTCATCACCATAGTCGAAAAGTTTTCCTTCCATTTTGATTAACTTACCTGCTGTGTATCGTACTGTCATGTTAGCCTTAACTTACACATCCACTAAAGAAGATACCTAAATCAGAGCTTACTAGCTTGGAATCAAAAGCCATTTGACCTTCAATTCTATCTGATTCGGTTGCTTCCATTCGGAATCTTTTTATTCTAACACCTGCACCACCTGCACCTGAGAAACCAGTCCAAGCAAAGTGATATCCAGCAGACGGTTGATTTAGTCCTGGATTTGGATTTGAATACAATAATAACGCATTTTTACCAAATACGAAGCTGAAAGAATCAGTTGCCTGTTCCTCAGCAGTGTTTTCTATGGACATTGCAACCACAACTTTGTCCACACCGAACAATGAAGCCAAAAGGTCTGTTGAAACAATACCTTTTTGGGTGTACTTGATTCTATCAAGAATGTCAGCATGGTTACGCAAGGAGTTAAGAACTTCAGCACCAATAACAAGAACATTAGGCATATAACCTGTAGATTTAGCCATTACAATAGCTTGGTCTTGTATGTTCTGGATTGGAGTTGAGCCTGACGCATCCCATTGTTTAAATTGTCCACTTGATGGAGTTCCAGACACACCTGTTAAGTCTGTGTCCCAAATACCAGTAGTGAAATATGTGCTTGTCCAAATCTTTTCTCTTTTAAGGAGTAATTGATTTGTTACGAACATAGTTGCGTCTTTGTCCATGTTAATTGGACTATCGGCATTAGCTTTAGTTTGGTCATCCACATCTTTATGAACGGCATATACATCTGCATAATAAGTAGGTGTATTGTCGATTGTGAAACCAACTCCTTTAGATTCCGTTCCTGGTGCCCTTAAATCAGCTTCAGTACGAAACCAGTCGCCTTTGTTGTACTTAAAGTATCTATCGGATTGTTTTTGAACAGGAATTATCGGGAACACTGTACCTGCAATATACTTTTCAGCTTTTTGCATATAAGCGATAGAAATGTTTGTAAGTGGCTTATTAACGTGAACGTCAGAAGCTACTGGATTAGCCATATCTATGCACCCCTTCCATAATTACCTAATAGGATAGTAGCAAGTTCCCCTGCTGCTGCTCCTTCTAATACAAGTCCTGCCGAATACTTTGTTGTATCTGTGCCAGCTGCAAAAACAGCAGCTTGACCGTCAGCAGAAGCGTGAACTAAATCACCAGCAGCGAGAGTTTCGTCTGCTTCAACTTTTGTGACGCCAGATATCATAACTGTTGCAGATTGACCTGCTGTTGGTTTGTTTTGCAACACACCTAAAACAATGTCTGTTTCTGCATCTGCTAAATCAACTTTTCCATCAGATTCCATTGTTACAAATTGGAATTGATTTGAGGATAAGTCTTCACCAGCTTCAAAGGATAGTTTTTGCAATGGAATTTCGTATGCCATTTAGCTCACCTTTCCTTCGAGATATCTTTGATACAATTCTGGGTTATCTAATAGAGCTTTTTCATAGGCTTGCTCGTAGGTAATGTCTTCAGTCATAAGACTTTTAGCAATAGCTTCGATTTCGCCATTTGAATCTGACTCTTTAGAAGAACCAACTTCAGCGAAAAGTGAAGATTTTCCGATTGTAGCATCAACACCGTTAAGCATTTCCTCTAACATAGAAAATTCTTCATCTTCCAAAGTTCCAGCAACTTTTTTCAATAGAGATGCAAGAGCATCTTTTTCTATTGGTAAGTTACTGAATTTTCCAGCTTTATCCGCAAACTCTTTAGAAAGTCTAGCTTCCTTTTCAGCTTCAGCCATAGCTCTTGCTGATTCAGCATCAGCTTGTGCTTTAGCTACAAGTTCTTGGATTACTGGGTCTGCCGATTTTAGAATAGCATCTTCTTCTTCAACTTCCTCAACGGAAATTTCAGAAACTGCTTTTTCTAGCTCGGAGATTTTACTGTCTTGCTCCTCGGCTGTTGCCTCTAAAGCAGTAACAGTATCTTCCAGTTTTGATACGTAAGAACGTACTTCTTCTGGAGTTTCTTCAAGCATAGATGATAAAGTTTCTTCGTTTAAGTTTTCACTCATGCGAATTTCTCCTTCTTCTATTTCTACTTGATTGTTTAAGGAAATTGTATCAACTTCCTCAACACCTGCAAATTCTGAATCGCCAGATTTATGTAAAACGACAGTAGCTAACTCATTAGCTGGTCTTCCTACTAAACTGACTTCGTCAAAAACCATATTTTGTAATCTTTTAGCAAATGGTAATTTATTTTTTTTCTTTTTCTTCCTACCATCTAACTCATCAGTCATAGCGTCTTTAGCACTATACTCTTGATTATATTTTTCTACTTCGCTCATCTTTAAAAATTACTGTGTCTGCAATTCCTTCATAACTTTTTTTAAATGTACTAACCATAATAGGCTTCTTTCCATCACGTGCAACTTGGGATTCAGCTTTACGCTTTCTTCTAATAGCACTGCTCTTTTGTTCTGATGACATTCTTGAAGCTACTCTAGCTGGAACACACTTTGGATATTTTCTTTGATAATCTCTAGCAGACATTCCTTCAGTTGGTCTACCACAAGCAGCATATCCACCACCAGCTTTTGGTCTGGATATATCTACCCATTGTTCTTTAAACCATCTTCTAAGCCCACCTTGATATTCAGCCATTATCCTCCTATTTTAAATAATAACTCTGTAAAATTAGTTTCTAACATATCTAGTTCAGCATTCATCTCCATAACCATTGCATCACAAGCGTTCTGATGTGATTTAATTTCTTCTATTGAGTTAAATACCCAACCAAATGCACCAAGCATAGCTGATAACACTACAGGTATAATTGTTTTGGTATCTATTTTTATTTGTGACATTTTTCTCCTACATTAAATTCTGAATTAAAGCACTTAATGCAGCCAAAGCTACAATCCAACCACTTAATTCCGCTCTTGATATTTTTGAATTAACTTTCTCGTGAAGTTCATCTATCCTTTTGTTTATTTTCTCCTGTCCATCTAAAACCATTAATAACATTTCTTTTTGTGTCATTCCGTTAGTGTTATTATTATTAGTCATTGTGGCTCACAATATTAAAGGCTTGATTAACTTCTTCCCAAGTCAATTTTCCGTCTTCTAAGTATTTTCTGGCTAAGATTTCTAAAACATTTGCTACACCAAGAAAACCAGCTAAAATAGCTGATTTATAAACATCAATCCCCACTAAACTTCCTGCACCGATTACGCTTAATGCTTGTGCTATAAAAACTGCAACCATACGTTTACTTATGTTTTTATACAATTCGTAATCCATAAGGATATGTTTAACAGAAAAAAAATTAAAAAAAAATTGGTTTTTTGTAAAACTTTTCACCTATATAGGTAGAAGAAAAAAGCTCTCAGTTTCAGTCTAACCAAACATTTTCATAATCTGCTGTGACGATACCTTTTTTAGGATTAACAAACATCATTCTTTGAGCAGGTAATCCTAAAGCACCTAAGTTTTCCGCAGCATAGTAGTTATTAGATTCTGGCGAAGGACTACATCTCATAGTGATACCAGCATCTGTCCAAGTTAATTGTTGATGCCAATGACCAAAAGCTACATCTTTAAAGTCTGGAAATGGCATATCTGGTTGCGAACCTAATGCTTTCCAAGCGACAACTTTCTTTTTGACACCATACCATGGAATACCTAACTGACCACGGAATTGGTCACCGTGAACAAGTAGGCAAGAATATTTACCGATAGTATCCACAGCATACCAACCTCTATCACCTTCAAAGGCTTCAGGATTTACCCATTCTAATCTTTTCTCTCCAGAAAACATTAATTTAGTAGTTTCATACAAAATTCTATCTGCATTGTCTTCAGGATGAAAAGTTCCATATCTACCAATTCTTCCATGGTTACCAATAACAGAAGTTACTTTGACTTCATCAAAAGTGGCTAACATTTCTCTAATAAAATTAGTTAATGTTTCTAAGCCATTTTTCATTAACTGTCTATACAAACCAGAATCAACTACCCACGCTTGACCAGGGAATATATCAATACCTTCAACAATATCTCCTAATATCCAAATATGAGCTTTTTTAATATTGTGTGATTTTCTATGTATAGCTGTTATCTCTTGAACTTTTTTAGCATACTGTGCAATTCTTTGCTGACATATTTCCGAATTGTAAGTCGGTGTTTTTTTACCCATTTGCCAGTCAGCCAACATAATGACAGCTACTTCTTCGTTCTTACTTTTAGCAACTGTTAATTTTGGTGGTTTAACTGGTGGTATATCAATATCAGCTATTGAATCTTGTACTGCATTGTAAATAGCATCTACCAATTCATCTTGATTGTTTTTTAGCTTATCTACTTGCTTGTGTAAACGATTTATTGTCTTTTGTAAATCTTTTACTTTTTCTGATTCAGATTCAGCGATTAAATCTGCAATTTCTTTATCTTTAAGTGTCATACCAGCCCTGCTTTACAATTCTTTACCGCTATCGATTAACGATAGGATATTTCTTCTGAAGGTATCTACTGTACCTTTGAATCCAAATTTTTCTTTGCATATTCTATGTGCTGGTGCAAATGGTACTGCAATATTTTGTTCGTTGCAATGTTTTATTAAAGCATTGATATATTGTTTTCCATCAGCAGAAATGCTGTCTATCAGCATTGTTTTTCCATGTGATTCAAACGTGGATTCAATTAATTTATTAACGTCCATTTTTCTCCTTAAATAAGTTAAGGGTATTTTAATATAAGTTTTTAGTAATGGTAGTTTATTTACGTATTATTTTTTAGACATTTTCCAAGTACCGCCTCTAGCCTTATAGGTTTTAGATGCCCATGCGTTAGCGTATGCACTTGGATATACGTTAAATTTTGATTTAGTTTCAGCTAGAACTGATTGCCAGAGCTTTGGTTTAGTTGGAATTGGCTTGGCTTTGGATATTTTTTTTTTCTTCTTTTTCTTGTAATCCCATTCAGTATTTGCGACATGAACATCACCTGGTGTTATGTCTTTTTTAACATTTTGATATCTTTCTAATAATCTACGACCTTTTGCAGCTAATTTAGCAGCATCTTGTCTATTCTTAGGAACTGGTTCACCCCAAGCATTAGCTGATAGAGCAAGTCTTGATGGTTGCCCATTAGGTTTAACCATTGGACCACTAGGATTGGTAAAAAATCTTGTTAAGAAAGAACCTTTTCTTCTCATCTTTTCTGGTGTGTTAGCAGGTCCTTTAACACCAGGTTTTAAATTAGCACCTTCAGTTCTTTTAAAGTGTTCACGTCCAGCTTGTGTTAATCCACCTTTTGGGTCTTTTAATATTGGATGACCAACTTTATGTGATTTTTTAACTTTTTTAGATTCTGATATAGCAATAGCCATTGCTTGTTTTCTATCAGTAACTAATTTACCACTAGAAGATTTTAATTTTTTATTATAAAACTCACGCATAACCATGCCGATTTTATCTTTCCCTGCACCTTTACCCACAGCTTTTTGTGATTCCATGTGAGCTTGATTAAAAGTTTTGCCATCTAAAATTCTTTTTCTCATATCTTTAATATGTTTTGGTGTGTGATGTTTAGAGTGTGCTTTTAATTTCTTCTCATCTTTTGTAGAAATAGCTTTTCCTACTTCTAACATTTCCATATCAACTAATTCTCTTTTACCTTTTCCGTGTACTGAAAATCCTGTATATGAACCATCTTTTACTTTTTCCCAAACATCATCATTATCAACTTTAAATCCTATCCACCAACCAGCAGGGATGTTATCAGATTTTGATACTAAACCGAGAGCTTCTAATTTATCTGGAGTAACAACAAAAGATTCTACAACTCTTGCAACATTTTGATTAATGTGCATTTCAGCACCATTTCTGGAATGAAGAACATAATCGTATGCAGCTTTTTCTAATTCTCCAATGTCGTCAATGAAATCTCCTTGTGAATCAACATAGACTTCACCATCTTCATCTTTTATAATATTTGCCCAACCGAATACTAATCTTTGGTCGTTATCAAACTTTATGATTTCGTTCATGTTGTAGATTGTACAGGATGTAATTGGCATCTGCAATTTGGATGAATTGGAGGAGATTGATATGCACCCATTGAGGTTTGGAAGTATTGTCCAGCTAAAACAATATCATTTGCCGAAGGTGCACATTTAACACAAGGTTGAGCATCTGTTATCCATTGAACAGGTGTTGGTGTTCCTGTAGATTTCCATACTTCTAATTTTGCAGTTTCAATAGCAGTTTGTACTTCTGTTTGTGCTATTAACTGTGCCCTTTGATTTAATAATTTAGCTGAATAATCAGATACTTGTTTGTTTATTTTTGATTGAGATATACCTTTTGTAGATAAATTATTTCTTAAATTTTCAACAGCTCTAGCTCCTCTAGTGTCTAATCCAATATTGTCTTTTACTCTTTTTGCTATTTCTGAAACACTAGCACCAGTTCTTATTCCATTTCCGATTGTTTCTCTTAAAGCTAATTGTGTTTGTTTACTTATTCCTTCAACTAAAACTGCACCTCTTTCTTGTGCAAACTTAGAAGCTAATCCGTTTATCAATTCTGGGTTATCAGGTATAGCTCTCGCTAATTTTGAATAAGCCAGGGATGCAGCCTGAGTAAAAACAAATGCACCTAAAGCTAACATTAAAGTGCTATCGAATTGAGTAATTTCTTCGTCTAAAACGTTCTGCTCGTTAAAGTTTTTAGATAATTTAGCAATTTCTGATTTATATAATTTTTCAGCTTCACGAATAGTATCTTCGTAGATTTTTTCATATTCTTCAAAATCTTCGATTACTTGTTTTCTATTTTCCTTCGGATTTATTGCCTTCAGGATTAAATTCTTGTCTAACTGCTTCACGAGCTTGTTCCCTTACTTGATTTACTGTTTCTTGTTGCTGTGCTAATTGGACAATTTTTTGATAATCAATATCAGCAATTCCTGATGAATTATTTGGGTCTTGTGGTTTCAAATAATCTTGACTATCTTGTTTTGGCAATGTAGCAATCTGTCTTAAATATTCTTCAAGTTTTTGGTCAGGGAATATTTGCATACCAGAACCAGCAAGAGTAGATATGTATTGAGCCAACTCTTGTAGTGATGGTGTTTCCAAATCACTGTGTCTTAGTTTTGGTAATCTAGTTGTATCAAAACCATTGATTTGAAATAATTTTGGAATAGCATAATCGTTAAATACATTTGTTATATTGTCTAAGTAACTTTCTAATGCTACTGCAAATAATCTTGTTTTATTTCCTGCTAATGAATAAGAACCTGTTCCACCATGACCTAATAAAATAAAGTCTGCTAATACTGTCATAGCAATTCTTTGTTCGTATCTGGTAACAATAGCTGTTGTGTCAAACTGTCTACTTCCACCAGAATTTAAAAGACCAAATTCGTATAATGGCTTTCCTGAAGCATCATAAACTCTAGGAAAGATAATTCCTTCTTGTGTATCTCTACGAACATTAACAATTAATTTTTTAATAGCTTCTAACATTGCTTGTTGGTCAGCAGTTGCACCAGCAGCCATAATAGCTGGGTCTACATAAGCTATTGGAATACCAGCTAAATCTCTTTCTACACCAATACCTTCTATTTCTTCAATTCTTTTTTTGAAGTACCAAGAACGATAAGCGTTTCTTAAAATAGAACGACCTTCAGGATTATTTTTATGTGATTGTGTTCTGAATAATAAACATTTTTCCATTGGAATAACTACTTGTTTGTAGCTTGGTGGAGCTAACTGCATAGCACCACGAATGCCACCTTGTGGGTCAAATATCCAATGGTCTATGGTGTCTTGGGCACGCATTGGCATCTTTCTCCAACCAATTCTTCCATCTGTAAACTTAGAACGTTGTGTTGGGTCTGTTGTTTCCATACCACCACGCCTTTTGTAAACTATTTCATGTAAGCTAAATCCATACACAAGCATTGACATAACTTCAGAAACAAATTCAAGCCATGTGTTAGACATATCATCCATACACTCTTGAACAAATTGTGCTTGTTTGACATCATCTCTTTTAGCTGAGAATGGTTCAACATCCCATTTAGTACTTCTAATAATTTGGTCTACGGCAAATAAAATAGCACCGATAATAGCATCATTGTCTGCCATTTCACGATATGTTTTCATTCCCTTTCGACCTTGTAAGTCGTACAGGAACTCCTCCATCACATATCCAGCTTGTCTGTTTAATCCAGACATACCAAACTCTGACATACCTACTCTGGAATTAACATTAGGAGCAGAATCTCCTAACGCTTTATTTATTTGTTCAAAATCTTTTTCACTCATCTTCAGGAAACCACATCTCTGCTTCTGTAAATAACTCTTTTCTTTGTTCTTTAGTTAAATCTGCTGGGTCTTTAGCCCAGTCTGATTTATACCTTCCAACCATTATTGGTATTTCCATCTTATCACAAACACTAACACCTGCCATTTTGCCTGCGTCATCATTGTCAAAACATAGCACAATATAGGCAGGGTTTAGGCGGTTTAAGAGCGTTTTTTGAAAATCGCTAAAATTAGACCCTAAAATAGCTAAAGAAGGTATTCCTATTTCCCAAAAAGACAAAGCATCAATAGAACCTTCAACCAAAGCAACACCTCCATCATACTTCAGCTTTTTAAAGTTCTCGTTTATCAAGTTATCTTTTTGATATTCATGCTGACCATATAAAAATCCAGCTTTATTAAATCCTTTTGGATATAAATAACGAATATTAGCTTCTGGGTCTAATCTTCTTTTGATTACACCAAGAATTTTTCCGTGATGTGTTTTCAAAGGAATAGTTGCAGAATTAGTTAATGGGTCATATCCCAAATCAAACCTTTCTACAGTTTCTTCACTTAATCCACGGCTTTCCCAATATTCATGTGGATATTTATATTGGTCTAACCATTTTGGTTCAAAATATTCAGTATCAGAATCCATTGTTGGGTCTGTAATGTATTCATCTAATTCACGAATAATATTATCGATAGCATCAACAGGAATTTCTTGTAGATGTGGATAATTTTTCTTAATACCTAATCTTCGTAATAAAGTATTCCAATTACCTTTTTCATTACAACCATGACAAATCCATAATCCATTTTTTTTATTAACGGCAAAACTAGGATTGTTGTCTGAATGAAATGGACATCTACAATAATATTCTTCTTCAGATTCAGTTACAACGTCTAAATGTTGATTGACTATCTTTCCTCTATAATCCATCACGCTTTACCAAATCCATAGCGACATAGTCTATAATTACTGTTTGGTATTCACTAAATTCGAAATATTCTCCACCAGCAGTATGACCACCTACTTTAATTTTCCAATGATTTTCACCTTTATTATCGGTTACCATTTCTATATTTTCGATAACTACACCTTGTTTGAAGTTACCTTCCATAACCATTCCTACTTTTAAGTCTGAAGGTTTCATAGCTTTTTGATTACCACCTGGGATAGTTCTTCCATATCCCAGATAGTATTTAACATTTGTTTTTCTTGACATTTTTCCCCTTTCTATCAAGACAAATTCTACTTCGTCTGTCATTTGATTAATTCACGTCCACGAACACGTGGAAACTTTTTTTCATGATGTTGAAAGCAAAATTTTTGTTTATTATATTGGCTAAGAACTTGTTCACAATCTTTATTTTCACAAACTCTGCCTTTAGCAAAAGTTTTACTTTTTCGAGCTTTAGGTTTTCTAGTTCCTTCTATCATTTGTTTTCTACTTGTTCTGATATAGCAAAAACACCAATATTAAATTGATTTGGTATATTTTTTATATCGTCTTCGGCATATTTAATTGCCTGTTCTTCATTTTCAGCTAGGTAAGTTTTTTTACCGCTTAGTAAGATGTTAAATTTTTTCATCATCTTCCTTTCTTTTAACTATTTCCATAGTAATTTCTTGATTTAAGTTGTCAATGATTTGGTTAAACTTTTTTTCATACAACTTTTTGAGTAAAAACTCTGGGTCATCTTTTAATTCTTTAGCTTTAAAGATAACCCATTGAGTTTCACTATTCCAAAGACTCATCAGTCATATTCCAAATCATCTTGGTCTGAGATAATCAAATCTTGTGCATCATCTCCAGATATTTCTTCAAACGAACCAGAACCTGGTGTAAATTTACAAAACCAGTTTTTGTTATCTTGTCCATGTCTGAATTTAGCTAATTTGAATTTAACAACGTGGGGAGATTTCTGTACCAGAGTGACTACACAGTCCGCATCCATACCTATGGCATCAGATTGGGATAAATGAATTACTGAAGGGGGTTCGTTACCTCCACCTTCTCTATTCATTTGTGCAGCAGATATAATCGGGATATCATATCTCTGAGCTATTGCTTTGATATCAGCACTTAACGAAGCAACAGCTCGCCAATCATCTCCCCCTGACTTCAACAAAGTTAAATAGTCTATATAAACAACAGTTGGCTTATGTTCTTGTATTCTACTAGCAACAACTGCTGGAGAAACTGCTCCTCTACTACCGTCTACTACTGTAAAACTTCCTTTAATTTTTTTAGGAAGTTCTTGTAAGAATTTTTTGTATTCTCTGATATCAAAGTTTTCACCTTTCATTAAATCTAAAGATTTGAAAGTTTCTTTTCCATATTCTGAAGAAAGAAAACTTTGTACCCTAAACCCAATTTGTTTTGAAGGTTGTTCTAAAGATACAAATAAAACTTTTTCTCCTGCTTGTAATGCTGAACAAGCCATACGAATTAAAGTCCAAGTTTTTCCTTGTCCTAATCTAGCTCCTATTACCCAGAAATCTCCTCCTGATGCTCCACCAGTTAAATTATCTAAAGTTGGGAAGCCAGTTGGTATTCCTGCTAAACCTCTTTTATCTTTTGCAGCTATTCTTCTTTCAATATCTGCTAGTAAATAATCTCCATCTGATACAACATCTAAAGTACTAGAACCAGTATTAACTTTTTTCTGAAGTAACAAAATATCTTGATACAAAGAATCTAATAACTTAGAACCTTGTTCTTTTTCTTTTATATCTTCAAAAGTATTTTTCATTAAAGAACTTAACTTAGTTCTAACATAGTTATCTTTAACTTCTGAACAAAAATGTTCTAAGTCATCTACCTTGTACAAAGTAACTTCAGGGAAGTTAGTTTTAAAAGCATTAGTACTAGGTAAAGTTCTATGCTGTATAAAGTACTTTTCTATCCAAGAATATTCTTCAGGATATGATATAAAGTATTCTCTACTTATTCCTTGTTCAGCTATTACTGCGTAGTCTTTTCTGCGTAGCAAAGCAGAAACAAGAAGTATTTCAGGATGTGCTGACATCTTCTGCTCCAATCGTCTTATCTATTCAGTTGTTACACAAGCTCTTGTGATAAGAAAGTAATTTACACCATATTGATTTTTATGTGTAGTTTTTTTAAATATTTTTTTTTACTAGACTGTTTTGTGAAGGAGAAGATAAATGGAAAAATACAAAGACCTTTTAGAAAGAGTTGGATTTACATTTGCAGAAGCATTCATTGCTTCCATAACTGTAGCTCCACTCATTGAATTAGATGCTTCAACTTTACAGTTGGCAATCATTGCAGGTGCTTCAGCAGCTCTTGTTGTTGTAAAAGAATTTGTAAAAAATAATATGCCTAGTAAGTAATACTGGTATAATTATTTTAGGGCTGGTACTGGAAAGACTTGCTAAGTGTTGCGGGACAGTTAGTGAGTAACGAGGGTTCGATTCCCTCCCAGTCCACAACATGGACGATTTAGAGAAAGAAATTCAAAGACAAGCTAAAGAGCTAGTAGCTAGTTTAGAACACCTTTTGTCATTAATAGGTGAATATTCAAATCCTAGAATGTATCGTTGTTCTGTTTGTAAAAGAAAGTTATCCAATCACAAAGAAAATATCTTTTGTAAAGACAGAGAGCATTTTACAAAAGGTTGAAAATTTTCTCCCAAATTTTTTCTGGGGAAATTATGCCACTAAGGTAAATCGTCTTCTGTTAGACCCCAATTTAAGCCTTCTGGGATAGTTCTAAGGGATTGTTTTACTTTCTTTGGTGTTTTTTTATATTGGTCTGCTTCATGGCGAATCAGCACCGAAGTCAAGATGGCGTTTGGCGAAGCGGAAACAAAAAAAAATTTACGATTCTTACTCAACCACAGCCTCGCTTTGCTCGGCACAACAATACTCACTACCATACTTACAATTACAAATAGTGATATACGTACCGTCTTCATTTTTTGTTGTCATACACATAGAAATCAATCGTATCATATAAAAAAAAGAAGTCCATTTAGTGTGGGTGGTGAATCGGTTGCCCGACTCGGGTGGTTTCACATCCAAATAGACTTCTTTTGAATATATATATTAAATAAATCAATTTAAGAATAGTTCATATCGATTTTTTTGTCAAGGGAATTTGGGGGATTTTTTCGTCTTTAGCTTGTTGCATTGTAATGGACGATTGAACCTTCTTCTCAGAAGTTTTATATCAGTGACTGAGAAATCCCCCTCAACTTCCCACCTAATATTGTATACTATCTATGTTTTATGACAAATTATTCTTCTTCTGTTTTAGCTATTGCTAGTTTTTTACCAAAACGTTTATTGTACTGACGACAACCTACATTTCCGCAAACTCTATAGTTATCTCTAATTTTAAATTGGCTTTTACAACTCTTGCAGTTTTCTATAAATTTCATGCTCTCAGTTTATCTCCTTCTAAAAATTTTCTGTATATAAAAAATGGGTGACCAACGGATAAGTGGAAAAAGGCAAATTTTTGGGGGGGTGGGGTGCAAAGTTTTTCATGTTAAGTACTCATCACCAATCTTGTGTATAAATCGCTGCTGCATGGCTACTGAGTTGTTAAACGAGAGCTAAATGTCAATCCACTAGCTCTAGCAACCAGCTCCCATTGATTTTTATGCTCTCAAAATCTGTTTTAATCATGTGCTGCTGTCTGGATAAGTATGCTTTAGTTCTCTTATCTGTATTATGGCTACTGGTTACATTGGTTGGGCTATTTATTGAGAACGTTGCATTGTTATTTACAAAGTTCCTAGAAACTAAATCCTTTAAATCTACTTGTTCTCCACTCACTAACCCTAGCATGAAGGCTTTTTCTATATCAATCATGAGAACATTATACTAAGAAACTGCATCACCATCAATTTCCTGTCTTATAGCTTGTAAGTACTCCTCTTTGCTCCCATCAACAATCATAACTCCCTGTGTGATTTGTTGTTTTATTTCGGTCTGTTTCGGGGCTTCGAGTCCATATATCTTACTTATTCTATCCATAACCGATAAAGCTCTGTCAATAGCTCCTAATTCTCCTTGTTGAACTCTTTCCCATAAGATTAATAAGATTTGATTTAGTCGCTCATATTCTACTTGTCGGAGTTCATCTGTAGGCTCGGCGATTATGGTTTTCATACTACGTTGAACACTCTTATAGGCTCCACTACTATCAGCATATCCTAATTGCTTTGCAATGACCTCATAACTAGCTCCAGCTTTGCGTAATTCTAATGCTTGTCTGTCTTTTTCTCTTACTTCGATTGATTTAGTATTTACTTTCATGTACTCTGTTTATCTTACTCTCAAACTGTCATCTATGCAAAGCCAAACCCCATGAATTTTGAATATCGCATAGAGGTCTTGAATTATGTCTTGTTTCGCCATAACTTGTAGTACCTAAATACTATTTTTAATCTTAAATAGCTACTATATGAGGACTGGAAATAACTATTTATGTTGTGTTTATTCTTTTTATTTACCTATTATATTAAATGATTTAATGACACCGAAGCCGAATTTTTTGAAAATTTCTTGCATTTGAGGTCAAAACCCTACCTTTGAGCTTGTGAAAAATTTCACAAAGTACAACTATTAGGCATGTACTCAACTAATTTTTGCTCAAAAATGGCTATTTTTTTCATGAATATTTATACATGAAAAATGTATAAATATACATAAATTTTTAGTCCTCTTGTCTAAAATCCCATTAAATAAGGCTTTAAAATAGGCTTATTTTATGGGCTTTTTTCCAGCTTATTTATTGAAAAAATCTTAAAAATAGGCTACCTATTTGCGAGGACTATAGTATACTTATTATAAGGTATTTTATATCTTAAACCATCTTGGATAAAGAGGACAATAGGTGGTAGTTAGCCTACAGTCGTTGTCGGAGGACAAAATGGAACTGGCTTTCAGCCTAAGTGCAAAATCTCTCCAAGAGGACACACAGAGCTTGTGTTTTCAAGCTGACTAGAGGACAATAATATACTCTTTTGACCTTACTGTCAGATGAGGACACAAGTTAAGCCTTCGGTGTATGAGGGCTTAGTCTGTTGTGTTGGTGGTTGATATTGGAGCAACCATACGACTTGCGGAGGACGTCTCAGTATAGCGTGATACACCATACCCAAGACCAAAAGTCTTGAGGTCAGTAATCCACTTCAGTTCAAGAAGTAAAAACTACCAAGCTAGGTAGAGGACTAACGTTTTATGTGTTAGAAATTGTCTGTGCGTTGGTGTGTAGGGAGAGGACACTTTCCCGTGTAGCCAAATAGTTTGTACAAAAGTACCATAATCATAAAAAAGAGGTCTTTTCTTAATAACCAAGTTCCTACATAATAGAGGACGCCTAGTGGATAATCGTACAATACGCATTACAATGTCCTCATAGAAATGGGGGTAATATATGGCTAGAATTGGCTCATGCAGAAGATGTGGAGGACACAATTCCTCAACTTGCTCCTGCAATAGATTAATGATTAATACTAATTTTCCAATTCAAATGGGATTGGATAAAAAAAGAGGTCAAGCTCAAAAAATACTAATCAAAAATCCTGAAAAAATACAACAAATAATAGACATATTAACTAATTAATTAAAACTAACTAACTAACTAATGAGGACATTACAATGCGTATTGAACATACACTTCCTAATGTACTCCGAGAAAGAGAGTATATATATGGATAAACAACAATTAGCCGAATTAGTTGAGTATTTTGGTGAGGTCAAATTCACTAGAAAACAACTTAATCTAATTCGAGAAATCTTAAATATGAACACAATGTCATTAGTCAATGAGTACAGCAACAAAAACTCTAAGAGTTTCAAAGTTGCATTAGATAAATTGGCTAGTGTTAATTATGATATAGCAAACGTTATGACAGAGGTCAGCCCATCATTTAACCGAGATAAATGGTTTGATGAGGGCAACAAAACCTCAAATGCTCATATGATTTGGTAATATTAAGGAGTACATATGAGTAAATTTCAACCAAAGTTCGTTTGTTATTGGTGTAAAACACAATTAGCAGAGGGCGAACAACTTACAGAAATAAAAGGTAACTTTTACTGTAAAAATTGCGATAATGTTAGGTGAGGTCGATACACGTATAAAATGTATGTGTAATCAATTCATGGCTAAAGTTTCCGTAATGGCTAACGTAAAGAGTACAACACTTGTACAATTCTTTTGTTTCCATTGTGGTGCGAGTACTGTAGCTAAAGAACAAGCAAAAAGAGTATAAAACAAGATTTCGGAGTACATTATGAAGTGTATGGTATGAATTATAACAATCAGTAATCTACGATAGGTCTGTGTCCTCGTGGAAGGATAAAAATGAATAAAGATAGAGTTATCTTATCAGAGGACGTAAGTTCTCTAATCCCTAAAGGCTCTTTAGACAATTATGTTGAGAGAGTATTAGCAGGAGGTCAAACAGACCTACAAATACTAGCATACGCACACAAAGTAATGCACAATGTCCTCATTACTGGGGATACAGGTGTTGGTAAAACTCATAGTGTTTCAGCTCATGCTGAGAGTACAAGTTTACCATTTGTTTCCATAGCTTGTAATGGTGCTACTAACCCAGACCAAATGTTTGGGCAATTTAAACCATCAGAGGACGGAAATGGCTTTGAGTGGGTAGACGGAATTGTTACAACTTTAGTAAGAAATGGTGGTGTCCTCTTACTAGATGAGGTTAATTTTATGAAACCTGACATTTCGGCTGCCCTCCACCCTTTGCTAGATAGTCGCAGAACACTAACTCTAGTTGAAAATGGTGGCGAGGTCATCAAAGCTCATAAGGAATTTCAAGTAGTTGCTTGTATAAATCCTAATTATGAGGGCACTAGACCATTAAACGAAGCATTTAAAAATCGCTTTGGTATTCATTTAGAATACACCTACGAGGGCAACAATGAGGATATTCTCGTTGAGAATAGACCTACTTTGCTTGAACTCGCAGACAAGCTAAGAGTTGCTCGTGAAAATGGTACGATTGCTACACCTGTGAGTACAAACTCACTTATGGAATTTGGCGAATTTGTTGAGGACTTAGGTCTGGAATTTGCTATATCCAATTTCGTTAATAAATTCGATATTGATGAAAGAGCAGCAATCAAAGAGTACTTTGATGTATTAATACCACAAATCGCTAACGAATTTGGCGAGGACGTTCCTGACATGTTTGTCAATGATGTACCTCAATCAAATGACTTAGATGATACAGATAACTAAGAGAGGACTAACTTAATGGATTATGAAAAAATGTCCATTGAGGAATATAACGAGTTGATAGAGAGAATGGTTGAGGACACCTCAGCCAACTCTCTTGATGAAATGTCTGCTGAGGACAAACAACGTAAATCTATGGTTGATATTATCGGTCAGAGTTTTGCGAGTACATTTACTAAGGTAAATCGTATTTTACTTGGCGACTATGAAACTCAAATATTTCTTGAGGACGGTAGACAAAAAATGGTTGATGCTCCTGCATGGACAGATGGCGAGGACGTATATTTGAATAAAAGATACGTTGCGAAATCTTTTGCTAATTTGGTAGAAAGTAACCAAATTAACTTTAAGAACATAGCAGAGGTCAAAGGTCTTAACTATCATGAGTTGGCTCATATTTTCTTTACACCAAGAATGAATAGCAAGATAGCGAAAGAGGTCAGAAAAATGGCTGATAACTTTCCTGATTATTGGTATGCGTACAACGTGTTAGAGGACTTACGAGCAGAAATGTCTATGGTTATGATATTCCCAAAAATTGTTGATTATTTTTCAATCGCAGTTTTTAACTATATCTTAAACCAAGAGGACGGTGATGTTGCAAATTCTTATATGTTGTTAAGTGGTAGATATTTTTTACCAATCGAAACACGTATGGAAATGAGGTCATTATTCGCACAAGAATATGGCGAAAAATTCACAAAGAATATGGAACAGATTGTCGAGGACTATGTTAAAAATATCACTTATACAAACACCCGATATCAAGAGGGCTATGACTTAATCGAAAGATTTGTCATAGAAGTGTTAAAGCCTATGAGGACAAAATCTGGTAAGGCTTTACCGAAGTGCATAGGTGGTAGTCAACACGTACATGATAAAGATGCAGGAGCAGGTCGAGGTCATTGGGGAAAGAAAACCTTACAAGGTAGTCTTTCTAAAGGTACTACAAGAGTACAAGACCAAAAACTTGTTAAACCTTATATAGAGGAATTAATTAATGAAGTTAAGGAAACTATAGAGGACATTAAATCTAACGAAGTTACTAACTTAGGAACGAAAGCTGGACGAGGTCAAACTGATAACCAATCGGTTAAAGATGTAAAAGCTAGTTTAGAGGAAATTATCGAAATATACGAGTCCAATCCTACTTTCAAAAATGATGTTGAAATTACTAAAAAAGATATATCAGCAAAAATTGAGAAAGCAGTTGAGGACATTAACGTTGTCGGTATTACTGCTCAACCTATGCTTGTTGCACCTTCTCCGAGTACACTTAGTCTAAAATCTCAAATTGATAGATATTTTAGACAATTAAGAATTGACTTAGAGCAAGATTGGTTACGAGGTCGTAAGACAGGTATCGTAGATATGAACAGATTAATGAGGACACAACATCTTCCTAGAGCAGATGTTTTCAAAAAATGGAAACCTAGCGAGGAGGACGCTGCTACTAGCGAGTGTGTTATATTGCTTGATATGTCAGGCAGTATGGACAGCGTTGCGAGGTCAGCTAGTGAAGTTGTGTGGATATTAAAACAATCGTTAGATAAAATCGGTGTGAGGACTACAGTATTAGGCTTTGCAAATCAATGTTATATTATTTACAAACCTAATCAAAAAGCAATTAGAGGACAAGTTCCTGTATATGCTACTGGTGGTGGAACTCAACCCGAGTACGCATTGAAACAAGCATTAAACGTTTTACGTACAAGTGATAGAAACAACAAATTTGTTGTTGCCCTCACTGATGGTGCTTGGACAGATAGCGAAAAAGAAATCGAATTAGTTAGAGAAATTACAAAAGAGGTCGATAGTTCAAATCTCTTATTCTATGGTGGATATTTCGACATGGAGAGGGCTAAGGACAAAGACAAATATGCTTTTGGAAATTTTACTAACATTAAGCAAATAAAGAAGTTAGAGGACACTTTAGATATTGTAAAATCTATCGTTTCCGATATAACTAATAAATATATATACTAAATAAATCGAGGACATTAGACCTATCGTAGATTACTGATTATCAAAATTACTCTTTATTAATTAGGAGGACATATGACACTAATGCAAATGTTTTTCAAAGATTGTGATAATTGTGGGAGTACTACAATTTGGACAAAACTTGAACAACGCAGCGAAACTCAAACTCTAGTCGAGTGCGACCAATGTGAAAGGCAGGAAATCATGCCGACTACAGTACACGAGGACGTTTTAGATGGTTGATGACATTAAAAATATTTTAATATCGTTAAATCTAATTCGTACACAAAAGTTATCCTTAGATGACCAAGAGAGTACATTAAAAGCTAAGTTAATGCAATACCTTAAAAATAGTGATATGAAAAGTTTTTCAATATCACATGAGGGCTTAAACATTAAATCTACTCTAGTCAAAAATGACAGAATAGAAATTGATGAATTAGGACTTATTGAGGACTTATCTACAGAACAATATAATAAAATTATTAAAAAATCTATAGATAAAAAATTGCTTGAAATCGCCATTAAAAATGGGGATATATCAGAGGACATAGCTAAGAAATATCTCAAAGTCAAAACAGGTAAAGACTATATAAAACTTAATGTTGAGGAGGACAAGTAATGATTAATCCAATACAAAAATCCCCCTCAGCATTGAGGACTTGGGTTGATAAAAACACAAGAGAAAAAGTCTATTTACCGATTGACTTAGCGAGGTCTTTAGATGTGGATATCAAGACAGTTCGTAGATGGTTGAGAACAAAGAAAATTTTGCCTAGTTATCATTTAACGCAGGGAAAAAATTCAATACCAATATGGACTGCTGAGGACATTATCTATGTACAAAATTGGTATGTAAACAAATCAAAAGGAAAACAACCTAAATATAGAGAGGAGGTCAGTACAGATGATAACATTTAGTAGTGGCTTACATTTAGCAATTATATTCGTAATGGCTTTAGCTATGCTTTATATACTTTTCGAGGTCTATAACGTAGTTAGGCTTTATATTGCCGAATATAAATACAACAAAGAAAAACCAATAAACATTGACTTTAACAAGAGTACAGATGTTGATGAGTTTTTCAATAATACTTACAAAACATGGTAAAAAAACCAAGTCTAAACGAGGGCGATACCATAGAACACGCTTTAACTGTTGAAACTGTTATAGCTGGTCAAAAAATATGGATAAAGACAGGAGCTACCACTACTGTGAGGACAGGCGAAAGTCCGAGTGGTGCTAGTAAACGTTTAGCCAACTTTGTAAGCAGGAGGACTTCACAACAAGTGCAAGAAATCCGAAACGCAGGTAAATCAGAGTAATTTTGAGTACATAATTCATACGTACCTTTTGGGGATAGTAGTTAAATTTTATTATTTAGCTACTATCCCCATTTTTTTTTGTGCTCTTTTTTTTGAGATAGAACCCCCCCAGCAGCCCACAAAAAAAAGAGTGCATTTTTCAGTTTTCATGACACACCCAGCAGAGAAATATCAGAATATTGAGAACAATTTTTGTTAAATTCCCACGGAGGCTAGGCTTCCAAAGAGAACAGATTTGCTTCGCTGCCATTAAATTATGTTCTCTTTTCTTCTAATTCTCGCCATCTGGCTTTTGCAAGAAACTGTGCTCGGGAAGGAAGGAGTGAATTTTTGAGATGCTCTCATTTTTTTTTCACCCAAGGGGGAATGTCAGGAAAAAATAAAGAGCTCACCAAACACCAACCCCACCTCCATCTTCAAAAAAAAAAAGTACTCAGAACCCATCTCAGCATCATTTTTGCTCTCTTTTTTTAGTGCGAACCGTTTGCAAGAAGAATTGTCCTCTTTTTTTTACGCAACATAATAAATGTCCTCGTTTTTTGAAAATACACCTTTAAGGGCACTTTAAAAATGCACTCGGAACTTTCAAAACTTCCACAAATGAAAAATGATATTTTTGACTAACTATATAAGAGTGCGAAAGTTTAAAGACTCCAAGGACTTTTCTCACGAACAAAATCAATTAATGGTGCTAACGCTTCAAACTTAAATCCACGTTCTGCCCATGCTAAAGCCATAGCAACCATACTGTCAGGTGTGTGACCATTTCCAAAGATATCATCAAAACCAGCATATTTATGGTCTTGATACATACTTTCTATCATTGGACTTTGAATTAATCCACGCTCACACGCAGAAATATATTCAGAAAATAAATTCTTTTTATTACTTCCAGTAATTACATAAGGAATTGAATCAACTGTTATATAATCTTCTACTACATTACCAATACCAGTAGCATCATGAACTAATTTACCAGGATATTTAGCTAATCTTTGTTCAGCTTTTGCTACCATATCTCCCCAAGGTTCACGGTGTGTTCTTTCAAAAGCAACTACACGCCAAGGCTCAACATCAGTTCTTAATGTAACTATAACTGTACAATCTCTTTGTTTCGCCCAGTCCACTCCAGTTATGTAAGTGCCCTCCCCCATATATTTTTCGAACTGGTATTCTACACCGACTTCTCCAGAAACCTTATCGTGTGTTTGTAATGAAAACATTTCATCAACTTTCTCTGCTTCTATAGCTCTACCTTCAAATGAAGGCTCTTGCATATCAAACTCTATATCCCACATAGCTTGTGAAACTTCACTTCTTTTTCTTTCTACTTCAGAAGGTTCTAACCAACCATGTGGTTTAACTGTTTCTCTCCAACACCATTCATATACTGGATAACCTTTTTCTTTTGCTCGTCTAAGCATTTCTGTCATAGTTTTATCTGGATATTGGTGTGTAGAAGAAGCAACTGTTTGTGTTTGAATACCATTCTTAGCCATTGGCTGTCCCTGTGCTGCTTCTAAGATATCTAGCTCCATTTCATCTATCTCATCTAGTCTTAATCTTTGTGGGTGCTGACCACGAACAGACCTTTGTGAAGCTGTTAAAGCTCTAATCCAAGCTCCTGAAGTTAAATTAGTTGAATATTTGTTTGGTGCATCTACTAAAAGACCTGTAGGTGCGTTTTTATGTGCCCATGCTTCTAAAGATATTTCATAAACACGAAGTGATTGTGCTGCTGAACCTCCTAGTACTGTTACCTGAGCTCCTAAAGTTACTGCTTCCGTCAAGGCTAATAATCCTAAAGTATTAGTTTTTCCTCCCATACCACGACTAGCTTTCCAAATAGAAAAAGGATGCCTACCGAAGTAAGCATCAGCGAATGCCTCAAATGGAGATTGGTGGTGTGGACAAATAGATGTTCTTGGTATGGATATTCCCCATAATAAACGAACTACTTCCCATAATTCATCATCATCTTGGGGTGGTCTGCCTAGAATTAGCTGTTTTTTTGTTTCTGTTTGTTCCATAATTAGTTAAAATTATACCACAGGTGATTTCAATAGCGTAGTGGAGGTAAACAGGAAACACTATGAAATCACCTAAATGTGTTATTATTATTGTAGCAATATATAAAGAAAGGGCTACTTGTGTCAGATATTGAACTAACTAGCACGGTTTATGTGCCAGATAACTTAGCTGAATATGATAAATATTTAGTAGAGTTTTATTGTGATATTCCTTATGATTATGATAATCCTACCGAAGAACAAGTGTTCTTTTGTTTAGGTCATTGGGATAATGAAGAAGTTTTATATATTAAAAAAGTTGTACCAATAAAAAACATAGCGGAGGATAAACAAAATAAATTTGAAGTTAATCCTCTCGACTATGAAAAATATTCTAATTTATTAGTTGCTATAATTCACACACATCCTAATAATAATGTTTTTCCTTCAGATGAAGATATTAAACACTTACCTAAAGATGTTATTGGTGGTATCTATCAACCTACAACAAACCACGTTATATGGTGGAATGCTTATAAATTAGATTTATAAATTAGCCTCTTTTTGTTCTTCTAGCTGGTGTTGGTGTAGTTTTTAAAGGACCACGCTTTGAAGCAGCAGCTCTAACAGCAGCTACGTTACTTCTAGCAGTAATACTTTGTGCCCTTAAAATGTTTCTAGCTCTTGTTTTAGCTCTTGCACCTTTGTTAGGGTCATTAACTGTAGCCTGTGCATTTGTTAATTGCTTGAACTTTGTTGCTCTTGCAGAACCAGCTTTGAAAGGGTTTCTTTTACTACCTCTAGCTCTTTGTTGTGCAGAACGTGTTGCACCAGAACCAGACCCAGCACCTTTAATTGTAATTACATTATTCATAGTAAGAACAATAGTTAGTGAAAAAACAAACGCAAGTTAGTCGTCTATATGTTTAGGCTTTGAACCAGGTGCTAATGGGTCGTACATTTCTCCATCTTTACCTTCTTTTTTATCATATACAACACCACGTCTTTTGTGTGCATAGTTGTATAAATAAGTAGTTGGCATATCTGGTTTCACTCTTTCTTTAACTAAATTATGTCCTGGATTTCCTCCATAGATTAATAAGTGCTCTGGTTGTAAAGCATCCAAGGCTATCTTTGTACAATTAGCTAATACTTGAATAGATTTCTCTCTTGTATCACGTTTTGGATTACCTTCTTCGGCATCTATATTCTGTAGGCAAATAGCTAAGATAGGTGGATTTTTAGGTATTCCTAACATAGCTATATCCATTGATTGCTCATCTGCGAATTGAACACGTGGTATAACTTTTATTCCAACTTCTTGAAACATACGTCCTAACCATTGTGCGTTATATACTGCTTGTAAATGGAAGGCTTTTGGTTCTGTAAAATAAAAAGAAAAGTCTGGAGCAATAGCTGTTTTAATTCCAGCACTAACTACTTTCTGTATCATATAACCAGTATGAGTAATAAAGTTAAAGAACTTATGGTCATGTGTAAAGAAAGACATAATAGCTCTTTCATATGGCATACCTATTGGTCTTGCTAAACCATAATTCCATAACCAATGTGTTATACCATCATCTGGTGTTGCATCTCTACCTCCCCATGTATCTAATGGTTGTGGTAGTTTGTCTAACAACATATCCCTTCTTAATTCTGGTATATCCCATCTATTGTTTGTAGGAAGAAAAAGTTTTTCATCATCTATCATTAAAACACTTTGGTCTATTTTATTATCTAATTCGACATTATCGTCAAAGCCATCTTCTTCGTCATCATCTTCTGTTATACCGATATTAATATCTGTTAGTCCGTCTAATGTATCAGGTATTTCATATTCCCCTTGCTGTGGGTTAGATAAACCATCAATGTATGTATCTAAATTAGTATTACTACTTGTTAAACTATCAAATGTTTGAGTTAAACTTCTATCAACAGCATCAATTATCATACTTACATCTTGTGTTGTATAACCAGTACCAACTGGGTTTTTAACATTTTTCAATAAATTAGCTAATTGACTTGTATCATATGAAGCTAAATCGTTTGTTCTGTTATCTGCTAAAACAATTTTAGAAGCCGATTCATCATCAACATCAACATAAGCTACTTGTATAGTTTCCCATCCTAAACTTTTTGCAGCCATCCATGTGTGATTACCAGCTAATATAGCGTTATCTTTTTTATTAACAACGATAGGTTTGTATTGTTTGTTTTCATTTAATGATTCAGCAATAGCTTCAATGCTACCTACTCTAGGATTTCCTTTATATGCTTTTAAATCCGTAACTTTTACATCTGCTATTTCAATTACTCTGTTGTTTTCCATTTTTCCTCCTACGTAATTCTAGCTCTCTTTTATAATTATGTTGTAATAATTTTCTTTCCTCTGGTGTATAACCACCAAATATTCCCATATCAGATTTAGTTATTATTGCAAAGTCTAAACATTCACGTTGTACTGGACAAGCATGACACACTTCTTTGGCATCTTCTTCTGTATAAAGATATTCTCCATCTACTTTTACTGTAGGAAAGAATTTGTTACTATCTTCACCAACACAATTGCCATTATTTTTCCAATCCCCTTCTAATAAAATTTGTATATCTGTATTACATTTCCAATCATCTGGTTTTTCTCGAATAAAAGAAGGTTGAAACTTTGGTATTAATTTACCATATTTAAGTTGTTCGTCTTCTTCCATTGATTACTTCCTTATCCCAACCGTATAATGCTATTCCTGTAGCATCACACATATCTTGGTTATGAAATTCTGTAGTTGGGTACATAGCTTTTATATGATTAGCTATGTCTTCTTTACTAGCGTTACCTTTACCTATGGCTACTTTCTTCCATGTTGAATTATTAACTATTTGTACTGGTATGTTATAACGTTGTAGTGTATCAATAATAGCTCCAGCAACATATGTTTGACTAACTGTAGACCAGACACCACCTTTACCAACTACCGCTCCTTCAATAACAGCGTAAGTAGTAAATTGTAAATCTGGGTCTAATTGAGTGACTACCTTATGTACAAAGCTAGTTCCTATTGTGATATGACTTGTGTCGAATTTTGTGCCTGGAAATGGCTGATAAAAGCAGTATGGTTTTAAGTTGGTTGGTTCTGTTTCTTCTTCTCCATGTAATAGCGTTAAAGCTAATTTACGTGCAGAAGGGTCAATTCCTAAAACTTGCCATTTGATACCCTTCATCCTGTTCTTGCTCCAATCTAGCAACTGTTATTCTCCTAGAACCTAAATCCACTTGGGCTTTAAGAAGCTCTAAGCATGAACGCAGTTCCCCTGTTCTATATTTGTAGTGTTTACTTCCTTTGAGTATAACACCGTTGCTCTCTAATTGGTGCAATTTAGCCTCAATTTCTTTGGCTCGTGAATAGTATGCTGTAGCAAGTTCTAATAATGTATCAATACCATCTTCAAGTGGTGCTGGTTTTCTACCAAATAATACATCAATATATTCTTGTATTTCATTACGAACTTGGTCTAAGTTTCTTAACTCATGACCTACTTTGATTGCTTTAATTGCCATTTGGAAATTCCAAACATTCATTTCTATAAGGACACATTTGATATTCTTTACCTTGTCTTAATCTGCATTGTTCTTTTACATCAGGATATGTAAAGAATAAAACACCATCTTCTAAAGATTGCATTTCTGCTTTGACTTCAGTTAATATCTTTGGGTCAGGATAAATTAAAAACTCTCTCCAGTCTTGTGTTCTTTTATCTTCGTAGATAACACTAAATAGTTTTATTTCTGGGTCTAAAACAAAATAAGTATGTATTTGTTTTAAGTGTATATCTTTAACTGAATCAGTCATATAGCTTGTGCCTTTTAATTCAAAACCATATTTCCCATATTCTTTGCTAAAGCCTATACCATCTATAGAACCACCAAAGCTAGGATATTTTTCACTACTAACTTTAGTTTCAACATCTGTCAAAGCACCTGACATCAATCCCATCATTTGCCAACGAATATGTCGCCATGTTCCATCATTAAATAAATTTTGTAAAGTTGTATCAACCATATCTAACTTTTGAATGTCACCTGTATAATCAAACATTTGTTTTCTTAAACAACTTCCACGACTAGACGCACCAAATCTTCCTGTACGTTTTGAGTTAGAATTATCTGAAACAATTTCAATTAATTTATCTTGAATTGTTTTATCCGTAATAACAATATTTTTTTGTTCAGATAAGAATTTATCAATTATTGGTGTAATAATTTTTTTTGTTTTTTCTAAATTAAGTTCTGATATTAAATTAGTTAGTGACACCTTCGTACCAACCTTTCTCTGGTGTCCACCAGTAATAAGGTTTATCTGGTTTTTCTTTCCAGTTAAACTGTTTGTACCAATCTTGGTCTTTTCTTAATAGGTTAGCTCTATGTGAACTATGTAAGTTTTCATTGCCTAACCAATGTGGTTTCCATTTTGGTTTTTCTAAAGCGAAGTGTTCATACTTGTTTAGAACTTTTTCCATGACTGTATCGTTAAAGCCACGTTGTTTCCACTCATGACAAATCATAACTGTATATAAAACTAACCATTGCTCATGTCCTGTCCACATTTTAACAATAGGATGATTTTTCCAACCTGTTTGATTTTCTATACAGTTAAGTATTTGCATACCTTCTACCCGTTGTTTGCCTAATCTTTTGTCGTCTAATACTGAAGCACTTTTAACAAAGTCTTCGTATGGTAAAAATGTTTGCATTATTTACCAGACCTTTTTCTTTTACTTTTAACAACTTTACTCATAAAGTTAGAACTATTATTTGCTTTAGTTAAGCCACGATATTGTCCACCTTTTTTAGACTTCATAGCTCTACGTTCTGCTCTGTTCATTCTTCCTCCTGTTTTAATTCAGCTTATGCTTCTAGTTCTGAAGCACAGTAATCACACATGTGTATGTCTCCTTGCTCTATATAGATACCACCATCATGGCTATGAAAGTGTCCATCACATCTTCCACAAATTAGTATACCACCCATTATAAATTATCTCCACCATTAACAATAGATTCTAAATATAATCCAGATATTTTTTGAAATACAATATCTAATGTTTGTAGATAAATAGGTGTTAAATTAAGGATAGAATCTTTCAACTCATCCGAATATAAGTGCTCGGTTAAATCGATTGCTTGTTCGTTCATTTCCTCATCATTATCACTAAAATTTATTCTTGTCATAAAAGAAGTAACATTTTCTAAATGTGGTCTAGCAACTTCATTGTAATAATTACTCATTTGTTCTAAGTACCAATCTTTATCTGTTCCTTGATTTATCTTGTCACCAAACATCATTTGTAGTGTTACCAAATGTCTGGATATTAAAACACTTCCAGCTAGAACCAACCAAACAAAAAATGTTACATCTGTAGATAATTGATGAGTAAATGCTTTGTATATATTACCCTCAAAATCATCTTGTTTCTTTTCTATTTCACCAGCTACTTTAGTGAAAGGTAAAACATTTGATTTTATCTCCCAAATGTTAGCGAATGAAGGCGATTCATCTATTAATTGTGAAACTACCCTTAGATTTTTTTCTACGAATTGTAATATTTCTTCTACTTCTTCTTCAGAATCTGCTAATAATTTTAGTTTATCAACATCAACCTGAAACATAGCAAACAATTCGCTTCTGCTCATTTCGTCCATTATATCTCCTTTGTTAGCCAGACTTCTGCAACTAAGCCATTGCCAAATTTTATATGCCAAACAACTTCTTTGTTTTGTTTTTGTGCATACCTTAATGATTTTAATAGGTCATCTGATTTAAGTGTAAAACTTTTATCACTTTTTTTTACTTCTATTATGGATGCTTCATTTTCCTCAACTGCTTTACGCATACCATCATATTTTATATTACCTGCACCAGACATTGGTGTAGGTTTACCACCGTACTGTTTAACTGCTTTTTTCTCGTATCGTCTACCAGCTACTTGTGGCGTATCTATTTTCCAAGCAGGTTCGTTAGTTGTTTTCTTAGCTTCGCTACTTCCTTCGGATTCTCTATCAGATGAGTTTTGAAGTTTTGATATCCAACTATTGCTTTTTCTGCTGTTGCTATCTTCCATTTTTTAACACCTTCTCTTAGTATCAAATCTTTTTCTAATCCTACACTTATTATAAATGCTAATTCATCTATTGAGCCATTTTTTAAATCAAAGTCAAAGAATATTTCTCTATATGGTTTAGACATTTTAGATTTCTCTATCTTAGCTCTAATTTTCTGAACAGATATTTGTGTAGACTTTACTGTTTTTTCTCCATCCCAGATGTCCACAGTTTCTGTTTCTTTCCCTGCTTTTCTGAGAGCTATTCGATATGCTGCGTAGAAAGGCAAGGCTTTTCCACCTGGAACTGTTTCTGGATTACCAAAGATTTGTCCTACGTTGAGCCTGGTTTGATTAATCATCAATACTGCTGTGCTCTTATTTGCTGCTGTTAATTTTCTTAATCCTTTTGACATTAAAGCTGCAAGTCTAGCTGGTTGATGATTGACACCTTTTTCTCTTTTATCTTCTTCAGATTGTGGTAATAAAGCTGCGACACTATCCCAAACAATTAAATCTATTTCTTGTCTTAATAAAACTTCAGTAACATCTACTGCTTCTTCTCCATTTTGTGGTGTTAAATAAATTAGTTCTTCAACATCTACACCTAAAGACTTAGCCCATTCTGGGTCAAATGAATGCTCTGTATCTACTAAAGCAGTAGTCCCTTCATTCTTTTGCGTTTCTGCTATTGCTTTATACGCAACATAACTTTTTAATGTAGAATAATCTCCATAGATTTCAGTAAACCTATTCTTAGGTAAACCTCCATCTAATAAATAATCTACAGGTAAAACACCTGTTGGTATTCTTTCTATCTTTACAGAAGAACCCATTGTTACTGTGTCTTCTCCTAGTAATTTATTTAATTCTTTTGCTATTTCGTTAGCTTTCAATTTTCACCTCTATTTCAATAGTTGCTTCTGATGGTGGAATATCGTTATCATTCCAAAACTGTAAAAGTTTAGATGTAATAAATGTTTGTATTGCTAAAGTAGTATCGTCAATAGCACGTTTAGAAAATGTAACATTGTTTTGATTCATACTTTCTAAAGACTTTTTTAAATTTATCTTTAGTCTGTTATCTTTTGTTTCGCCAAATTCTTTGAACATAGCAGAAAAAGTATCTTCGTTTAAATCAATAAATTCATCTTTACTCATGAAAATCTTCCTAGTCCTAAAGAACGTAATGCTCCAGCTTTTCGTAACTTTTCAGCAGTTCCTTTTAGTGTACCATCTTTCTTATACAAACTAGCACCAGTCAAAGTTCTAGCAGGAACACGTGCTATCATATCTTCAAAACTCTGATAAGGTGCTAGTTCAGCGATTTGAGTGGCTACAGAAGCACCTATGCCATCTATAGACATCAAACCTTTTCTAATACCGTCTTGGTCTAAAGTCCAAGCTACATCAGATTTATTGACATCAGGTGCTTTTATTTTAATACCTAATCTCTGTGCTTCTTTAATGTATTCTTTTTCTTTAGGTGTTCCGACAGTAGTTTCTAATAATGCAGACATATAATAAAGAGGAAAATGTGTTTTCATATAAGCAGTCTGATAGCCTAAGACACCATAAGCTACAGCGTGTGCTTTATTAAAACCATATGCGTGGAAACCTTGCATCATTTCCCATATTTCATCTGCTTGTACTTTATTTAATCCTTTTGCTAAACAAAGGTCATAAATTAATTGTCTATTCTTTTCAAATGTTTTAGTTGAAGCATCTGAATAGCCACCTTTGCCATGTTTAACTTTGATAGCTGATAAGAATTGATTTAAGTTGTCATCAGGTAAACCAAGTATTCTAAGTATTTGTAATACTTGTTCTTGATAAACAACTAAACCTAAAGTATCTTCTAATACAGGTTCAAACATTTCATGTGGATAATCTACTGCTTCTTTTTTAAATCTTCTATCTAAGAATTTTTGTGTATAACCTGTATTCATAGTAGAAGGTCTATATAAAGCCATAATGAGAATACAATCTTCTAATGAATTAACTTTCATTTCTCTACAACCTTTCATAGCAGTCCAACCTTCAAATTGAAATATTCCAGACTTATATCCATAAGGAACACCACGTCTTAAAGTCATAAATGTTTTTTTATCATTAAAGTTAAAATCTTCATGATAAAGTTCTATATCACCTCCTAAGTATTCATATACTTTTTTAACAGTTGATAGTGTTCTTAGACCTAATAAATCTACTTTGACAAAGCCAGCATTTTCTATGTCATCCATAGCCATCTGTGTAACTTGTAATCCTGAGCTCGGAATAAACATCTTTGGAACGATATCGTCAAAATCTTTCCCGTCATGTACAACATAACCTGCTGCATGAGCCGAAGGTGCTTTTAATACTTCTAAATCAGATAAAGTAGTTAAATCTCTTTGTAGCTTTTCAGGTAAATCTTCAATGCTTTTAACTTTATCAAACTTCTTCTTAAATTCTGTAGCATTGTATGCCCTTCTTTGTTTAGCCATATACTGAACAAATAAAGAACCACGACCAAAATCATCTAGTCCTAACTTGCTATATGTTCCTAATTGAACCAAATTGTATTTAGCTGATACCCAATCAACTACTTCTTGTCTTCTATCATCTTGAACATCTAAATCAATATCAGGTGGTTTACTTCTATCCCTAGACATGAAACGAGCAAAATCTAACCCAAAATCTAATGGATTAAAGTTAGTAATACCTAATAAATAACAAACCATTGAACCATTAGCAGAGCCTCTAGTGTTAAACATAATCTGATTATCGTCCATATAATCAGTAATACTTTTAATTAATAAAAAGTAATCTGACATTTTAACGTCTTTGATTACTTGCAATTCGTGTTCAGCCCTTGCTTTCTGTGCTCGGTTTTTCGCTTTAGATAAAACTAATTCTCTAAGTTTCCCGTCTGCATCATCATCCATTGAAGGAACTTGATATTCATAATTGTTTAATCTATCAATATCAATATTGTGATTTTCTAACATAAACTTGTTAGCTTTTAATGAATTACGCCATACTTCAGAACTAAATTTACTTTTTATACTTTCAGTATTTGATAAATGATATGGGTCACCAGGAAATGAACTATCTTCTGTATCGTAATATGCAATATATTTCATTAAGTCATGTGTCTTTTGCTGTCTAGCATTTGTGTAATGACTATCTGAAGTGATAATAGTTTGTGTATTTGTTTTCTCTGCTAATTCTAATAGCTGTTCCACAATTTCATCATCTTCTTCTTTGCCGTGGTGTTGTAATTCAACAAATGTATTTGGATATAATTTTTTAATTCTATTTAAAATAGCAACAGCAGAATCCATACCTTGATTAAACATAGTTTGTTGTATCAAGCCAAAATAACAAGCAGTTAAAACAACTATATCTTCTCCTGCGAATTGCTCTAAATCTGTCCAATCTATTAATGGTTTTCTATGATAATTTGCTCTAGTATGACTTTGATTATTCATAGCTACTAGCTTTTTATATCCTTCAGTATTTAAAGCTATTAAAATTAAATGATATCTTTTCTTTTTTAATTCATCATCTTGCTTATCAAATACAAAATATGCTTCTATACCAATAAATGGTTTGATACCGTTTTGTTTACATTCTTTATATAATTCAAATGCAGATGATAGAACACCATGCTCTGTTAAAGTTAAAGCAGGTTGATTTTGTGAAACTGCTTTTACTACTAATTCTGATACAGATGACATACCATCTAGCCAAGAATATTTACTATGTGAATGTGTGTGAAACCAATCTATATCACGAACTGTCTGTCTTGTTCTTTTGCTTTTTCTTGACATTGTTTAATCCAATCTAAATTTTTTCTTGTTCTGGCTATACCAGCTTTTCTTAATGACCATTCGGTAATGTGTTCTGCACACCTTACCACGTTAAATTCGCTATCTTTTCTTATTAACCAATATTTTCTAATGGGATTAACTGATAAGATAGCTTTGCCACACTTATGACAAATTAAAAACTCTGGAATACTACTTTGTGTATCTTGCATACAAGTTTATTTTCATATCAATAATTCTTGTAGTAAATTCAAAATGAGGAAACTTATTCTGTTTCTTCCATTGAGAAATATTATTCCTTAAAGATTTTTCTTGTGATAAAGGATAAGCTCCTACAATTCCCCATCTTCTTTTTTTATCATTCATTAATTGTTCTTGAACGAAGTCTGGAAAATATTTTGACTTACCTTTTCTATTTCTTCCACCTGTTTGTTTTTCAGGTAATTCTTCTATAAATTCTACCATTGTGTTCCTTTCATATAGAAAAAGCACAGTAGTCTGGCGGATTGGGTTGTGACTAGACTAGCTGTGCTTTTTCGTTATACGTATACTACTTTGTAGGGTAGTAACCTTTTGCTTTTGCGTATATAGCACAATCGCTAATAAATTTAGTTTGATAACTAAGCACGAAAGCAACTAATTTTGCCTTATCACCACCAGCTTGTGTAACAGGAATTTCATAATCTTTACAAATATTCTTGATTTCGCCAATGGTCATATCATCTAGTTCTTCTTTTGTGAATGGGTCATCTCCCCAAACTGCATTTTCAAAATCTTCTACAGATTCGAAATCAGTATCTAAATCTTCAAAAATTTCTGATACTTCTTCAGCATTATCAAATAATTGATATTCACCACTAGATTCTTCTAATGCAATATTTTCTGCTGTTTCGTCTTCAGTTTCTACTTCGATATCTTCAAAGAAACTTTCGTCTTCTTCTACTGTTTCTTCTACAATAGAATCTTCTACGATATCGTCATCATCTTCTACGAAATCGACATCATCATCAGTTGGTGTAGATGTCTTTGCTGTATTGTTAAATAAAGCATTTTCATTTCCCATAGCTGAATTAAATGCTGTTTCCAGAATTTCCAATAAATCAAGTTTAGAATATTTTGCACTTTCAAAACTTGTAGGTGCTTCTGGAGTAACATCATAAGATGTGTCAAGACCTTTACCAGTTCGCATTATCTCATAATCTCTATCAGTAATGGTATTGTATCGGTCATATCTTAGAACCAAACGATTAGCTAAGTCTTTAGGCATTTTCAATGCTATGACTTGGTCTGTTTCTCTGTCCACACATTGTGCTAAGAACCTTTGTGAAGGTCTTACAGGTGGTTCAACTCCATCAGCTACTGGAATATATCTTCTGATATCATTGTCCCAATATTCTTGATAGGCAAACCATTCATCTGGTTCAGTTAGGAATCTGACAACTTTAGTGTTATCAGCTTGGACGTTAGTGATAAGTGGTGCGGAACTTTTGTTAAACATTCCTTTCAAGTGTCCAACGGACTTGAATGTACCACCTTTTATACTTGGCTTACTTTCTGTCATTTTATTTCTCCTTCTTGCTTAATTGCCACTAAGGGCTTTTATTGCTTATATGATAAAATATAGTATAGCGTGTATTTTATGTAAACAAATTTTTAAGAAATTATTTTGCCTTTTGTTTTAGCATCTAATCTAATTAAAGTTCCATTAATTTCTTGTAGTTTTTCAAAAACCATTTTTGATGAAATCATATCATCACCACTTTTATTTGAAGTAGTTGGTTTGAATAAATCTTGTATGTTCTGATATGTAATGGAAACTTTCTCTCCATTAAGTAAAGCATTAGAAATTTTCTTATATGCCTTTTTATAAGCATCACCACTATTACCAACAAAACCATCTTTACCTCTATCTAAGTCTTGTTGAGTTTCGCCTAAAATGTAACATCCTGCGGTATGCTCATCCGTGTTTCCAGAGTGAATTAATATGAACTCGAAACCAGGAACATTTTGTAACCAAAGCATTCCGTGGTGTTCAGAACCATACCTACTAGCATATTTAGTATGAAATCCACCTACTGTTCTAAATTTAATATCGTATGTTCCTTCTGGGATAGCAGTTTCTCCGTATACTTTTACTTCTCTAACTTCATCTTCTAACCCATAACATTCAAATTCTCCATCAATAAAAAATAAAGAATTTGTGGCATCTTTGCCAAATTGAAATCTAACGACATCTAATTTCATGCAGTTCCTTCTGGTTTAATATCTTCATCTACTTTGTCATTATTTTGAATTAAAGAATTATATTTTAATTTATATTGGTTAGCTATTGCTAATGCCTGAGTTAAATTATCTTCTAACTCCATAATTCTATTTCTTTGAACAGCAATAACAGTATGAGCGTCTAATTGCTCACCCTGCATTTGTTCTTGTTGTTGTTGTTTAGTTTCTTTACTCATATTTTCTCCAATAATATTATGTTGTCCATTTTACTACACATGTGCCACTATTAATAATACATATATCTGTTCGTATTGTCATTAATTAATCATTCCTCCCAGAGCCAAGTAGTTTCGTTTAGTGTATAATTCTCATCTGGTTGAGGTGCTATAAAAACATCATTTTCTGTATCATATGTATATCCTTCTGCTGGATAGTTGCCTCTAAAGGCTTTAGATTGGTCACCCTCTACTTTTTTTTCAAAATTATCTTCTTGCATTTCCATTACCCAATACTTATTACCATAAGTGTTATAAGAACATTGTTTCCATACTGTATCTTCTCCATATAATGATTGTAAAAACTCAACACCATTTGATTCTTCTTCAATACCATCTTCATTTAACAATTCATTATTGTGAATGACAGTTAATCTAATAACAATATTATTTTCATTTAATTCTGCAAAATGTGCCATTATACTGTAAAACTCCCACTCCCTGTCCAACCATAGTATCTATATGTTGCATCAACTCCTACTGTTGGAGAACCTGTAGTTGCAGTTAAAGTTTTATCACTTGGTATTCTGACATATACCATTCCAGAACCACCAGCATTACCTGCATTAACTTCTCCACCTCCGCCACCACCTGTGTTTGTTCCACCATTATGACCTGAATTATCTGGTCTACCCATACCACCACCACCAGCTCCGCCATTAGAGTGATTACCAGAAGTAGAACCTCCAGCACCACCTCCACAAAAATAACCACCAGAACCACCTACTCCAGCACCAGAAGTCCAAGCAGAGAAATTTACTCCAGAGCCACCGTTACCACCAGTATTCCAAGCTCCACCACCGTTACCACCATTACCAACAGCACCACCAGCTCCACCACCTGCTGTATAAGAGTTTGTACCAGAACCACCATTACCACCTAAAGAACCTGTACCGCCACCTTGTCCAGAACCACCACCAGAACCTACATTACCACTTAAACCACTACCACCCGGAGAACCACCACGAACACCACCTACCATAGTTGCATTACCGCTATCAATAACATTTCCACCAGAATCTTCTATCTTAGATGTTCCACCTTGTGCTTTTGCTGCACCTCCGTTACCAACTGTTACTGTGTAAGTATCACCAGATTGTAAAGCTACTGTGTTTGTTTTATAATAACCACCAGCACCTCCACCGTTCCAAGAACCACCACCGCCAGATATAACTAAATATTCTATATCTTGCGTATTAAACTTTCTCCATTTATCTTCTGCTACTAATATTGCTACTTCATTAATATCGAAAATACCAGAGTTATGTGCGTTTGTTTGTGAAACATCTTTTACTTTGGTACCTATGTGACCGAATCTTCTTCTACCCACAATTAACCTATGATATTTCTATATAACTTATAACTATCTCTAAATCATTTGCAGTAGAAGCCCAAGCTCTAAGCTCATCATTAGGTTCAAGAACTAACTTTCCACCTATCGGATTAATAGCTGAATCAGCAGGGACAGCAACAGTAGATGTTAATGCTTTAGCTGAAGTAGCTGATTGGTCATAATAATCTATATTGACATCAGCAGAGTTTGTTCCGTGAACATTGGCTACTTGACATAATATGACTATTTGTTTATTGCTTGTGCTATTAGTATGAACAGCAGTATCAGCAGTTGTTCCCAATGCTGCGTTTATTGAATGAAATGTTTCAGCCATTTACTCTCCTAATGCTATTACTAAACCAACAGAAACGCCTGTTGTATCTGTGTCAATATTTCCCCAGACAGTCCCATTGTAATACTGTAATTTGCTCTCTGTCGAGTTAAAGATAACCTCACCTGTTGCTGGAGAAGCAAGTGCATCTCTTTCTGTTGTAGTAAATACAGGCATTTTTAAAGGTGTTGCACCAGTTTCTGAACCATCAAAAAACTCGGCTAATCCATTTGAATCGCCATCTTCAAATCTTATTCTTACTGGTCTATTTCCGTATGATGTTACCATATTAACTCCAGCTCACAGTTCCTGTACCTGCGGTAAATATTGCAATATTGTCTGAACTATTTGTAGTTGTTGAACTAGTTAAACCTGCTCCAACACTAATAGTTTTGTCATTTGGATATCTTAATATTACGACACCGGAGCCGCCTGCGCCGCCGACTGCACCAGCACCTCCACCACCACCGCCGCCAGTATTGGCAGTCCCGCTTGCTCCTGTTGTAGAAGTGCCGCCAGCGCCACCACCGGCTGTAGCGGTTCCGCCAGCAACAGTTCCAGAGGCTCGGCTACTTGAGGCTCCACCACCACCGCCAGCTCTAGCAACTGCGGAACCGGTTATTGATGATGTAACTCCAGACCCACCATTACATCCGGTATTTGTATTTCCTGTTTGTGCTGCGCCAGCACCACCAGCACCACCGCCAGCACCACCGGCGCCATCATTTGCTGGTTTGCTGCCAGAATATCCCTGTCCAGATGTCCCGCTACCGGCGGTGCCACCAAGCCCGTTTGCTCCACCACCAGAGCCGCCGTCTCCATTTCCTGTGTAAAAGGAAGGAGTGCCACCTGCCGATATACCGCCACCGCCGCCGGTGGCTGTAACTGAGCTAAAAACAGAATTGTTTCCCGGTCTTCCGCCGCCATTACTGTTATCAGCAACAGCAGCACCAGCAGAACCACCAGCACCAACTGTTACTGTGTAATTAAAACTTGGGGTTACTTCTAAAGAACTTTCTGCACTGTTACCACCACCAGAAGATTCATTATTATAAGCAGAGCGATAACCGCCTGCACCACCGCCACCGGCGCCAGTATTGTTTATAACAGCACCACCACCACCACCACCGCCACCAGCAATAACTAAATATGAAATATCTATTGTAAAAGTACTAGAAGACATAGCATTCCAACTAGAACCATTGTAAACATACAAAGTTCCATCAGTAGAATTATATATTGTATCTCCAGCAGACATACCAGTAAGTGCGTTTATTTCGGAAGTTGTATAACTTTTTAACCTAAGTGAATTAGATAAAGCAATACCATTACCAGAAGTCTTCTCTGATATGTTATCGACTTTTAATTCACTAGCCATTGACTAATTCCCAACCTTGTGTGTTATCACCATTGTAAGCATTCTCGTTCCAAATATATGCTTCTCCATCATCTGGATAATCATTTGGAGCTTGCCATATCCAGTTTTCGTCTAAAGCCCAACTTGGATATGGTTGTGGTGGATAAAACACATCATTTTCTTCATCAAATGTGAAGCCAATACCTGCATAGTTCCCACGATATGGTGTTCCATCTAAGGTATGAGAATTACCAACAGTGTTGTAAGAAGTTCTTTTGCAGGTTTGTCCACGAAAATCTGCATACCATTCTTCCCAGCTATCAAAGCCTTCTGGAAGGTCTTCGTTATCGTCTTCGTCTTTACCTACAATAACTTCAGTTACTATATTGTTGTCGTTTAAAAAGGCATAATGTGCCATATTATTCTCCTATCTTTCTAAATATTATCATGTTATTTTTTTCATTAAAAGTTTGCATTATGACCAACTTACTGTTCCACTTGTTTCAATTTGTATATATTTACTTGAATTATCACTTTGTTCTCCTGCTGTAGATGAAGCACCACCAGATAAGGATATTGAATAAATAGCAGGATAACGAAGTATTACTACTCCAGAACCTCCAGCAGTTGATGTTCCATTAGGATAACCTGCTCCTCCACCACCTGTAAAAGCTGTACCAGCAGTTGCAGTAGCAGAAGCATTACCAGACATACCACCATTACCTCCTCCACCAGAACCACCAATACCTTTAGTAGGTGTTCCTGTGTTGCTAAATGCACCACCACCTCCACCACCAGCTCTAGTTACACTAGAACCTGTGATTGTAGAAGCTAAACCTGCACCACCATTACCACCATCTCTAACACCTGGAGCATTTTCACCAACACCACTAGCTCCACCACCTCCACCACCAGCTTGACTACCACTTTCTCCATTACCAGAACCACCATCACGACCTTCATTGGGTGTACCAGAACCACCTGCATTACCTGGTCCATTACCACCACCACCAGAACCACCTGTAGCTCCTGCACCAGTTGTACCAGCACCACCACCTGTAGATGTTATTGAGGAAAATACACTATTACCACCATTAGTACCATTACCAGAAGTACCACCTGCACCACCTCCACCTATAGTTACTGTATAAGAAGTACCAACAACAGCACTTATGTAAGTTTCTTCTGAACTGTTAGCACCGGATGTACCATAAGAAGTTCTATAACCACCAGCTCCACCAGCAGAATATCCATAAGAACCTCCACCACCTCCAGCTATAACAAGGTAATCTACTGGAACATTTTTTGCTCCAAGATTACTCCAAGATGTACCATCATAATATTGAACCTTACTATCAGTAGAGTTATAAATTATATCCCCAGCAACAGAAGTTAAAGCATCTCTTTGAGGAGTAGTATATGACTTTAATTGTAAAGCATTATCCATTGCGACATTATTACCGCTTCTTGTTTCTATGTTATCTACTTTTAATCTACTCATAATATCCTAACTAAATGTAATGTTTCCTGTTCCTGCTGTAAAAGTTACTATTGTATCTGAACCATCTGTAGTAGTTGATGAAGTTAAACCTGCACCAACTGAAATAGTTGCATCTGCTGTAGGAAATCTTAGTATGACTACACCACTACCACCATTTGCACCATTAACGCTTTGTTTACTTCCACCACCACCACCACCAGTGTTAGCTGTACCAGCAGTTCCTCCAGAACTAGAGCTTCCAGCACCACCTCCACCTGTGCCTCCACTTCCTGCTGTTCCACCAGATGGATATGTTCCACCACCTCCACCACCACCTCTAGTTACACTAGAACCTGTAATTGAAGAAGCTAAACCATTTCCACCATTTCCTGCTGTTGAACCTCCAGAACCTGCACCACCTGTTGCACCTGCACCACCTCCACCACCTGCTGGGTAATTAGGAGCAGAAGCAGAATTAACACCACCATTACTACCTTGTCCACTTAAACCATTTCCAGATATTTGTGTTCCAGCACCCCAAGAACCAGCACCACCTCCAGAGCCACCTTTAAATCCTTCTGGTCCTAAACCAGAGTTAGAACCTGGTTTACCACCACCATAACTTATAATATCAAAAAATACACTATCACTACCAAAGTTACCATTTGTACTAGCACCTGCTCCTCCACCACCTACTGTTACTGTATAATTAGTTGAAGTTGCAATATAAGCATTTACTTCGCTTGTTGAATTACCACCAGATGTTTCAGTAGAATAAGAGTTTCTATAACCACCAGCTCCACCTCCACCACCACCATTTCCACCACCAGAAGCACCACCTGCAACGACAAGATAGTCTATTGAAATTAAATCTAAACCACCTAAATCTTCCCAAGCAGAACCTGTATATACTTGAACCTTACTGTCTGTAGTATTGTATATCATATCCCCAGCAACTGATGTAAGTGCATCTCTTTGTGTTGTGGTGTATGACTTTAATCCAAGTGCATTATCTATAGCTACATTGTTTTGGTCATTTGTTGAAATCTTATTTGTTTTTAATTCACTCATATTA